CTTGAAACTTTGGATATTGAGAAGGCTCAGCCAGAGTTCAAGGATGGTGATATACTATGTGTAATTGAAAGTTCTAACAATTATCACTATATACTTATATACGAAGGTCAAGATGATGAACATATTTATCGCTATGTAACAATGCTTGAGAATAATTCTTTAATTATAGAAAAGGGTTCTTATTTTACAAAACCAAAAGACTATTCTATGCGCTATGCCACAGAAGAAGAGAAGCAGCAGCTCTTTGACGCTCTCGCAAAGAAAGACAAGGCTTGGGATGCTGAGAAGAAAATGATTGTTGATTTGAAGAAAAAAGTCGAGCTTAAACCTTTTGATAAGGTTGTAGTAAGATGTAGCGAAGCAGATAGATGGTCTATAGATTTCTTTAGTTATAAAGCACCTAACGGATATATATGTACAGGAGACGCTTGGTTTGGATATTGTCTTCCTTACAATGAGGAGACTGCAAAGTTAATAGGTACAACTAAAAATATGGAGGTTTAAGATATGGACGAAGCTTTTAAGAAGGAACTTATAGAGCATTGTAAAAGGCAAATGCAACGCTTTGAGAGAATGGGAAGAACAGATTCTTTCGCATATAAAGAACATGCTGTTTTACTTAGTTTTCTTGAACGTCCATATTTACCTTTTTAATATAGTAATAGTTATGATAGACATAAAGAAAAAAATCCAAGCCGCCAGAGATTACGCAAGAAAAAGCTATCGTGTAATCAGAAAGGTTAGCAAAAACGGCTTTATGGTTCAAAGAGATAAAAATGCCGATAAGCATTTCTTGGATGGCATTGATTGGGCAGAGAAAGAGATATTCAAAGATTTGATTCATAATGCTAACGAAGTTCCTCAAATTGGCAGAGGAAGGATTCTTGCATACTCAAGAGACTGCGGTTATAGAAATCTTTACAACCTATACGATATGATGTACAAGACTGATTGCGGCACATATCAAGAAATGTGGGAATTAGAAGTTAAAGCTTACTATTTGGATGGTTGGATATACGCAGATGAATTGTTTGACTTAATTATCAAAGGAGGTGATAGCAAATGACCGATGCAGAATTTAATAAGTTTGTGCTTATGCTAGAGAATGAAGCGTTTCGGTTTTCGAGAAGCCAAAACGAATTTAAGGAACATCGAGTAGTGATAGAACAGTCTTTCAAGATAGGAGGGATGTTCATCCTTCGAGAGTTGGAAAAGTATTTTAATCAAAAGAAGTAAGCATATGATATTATATGAGAATCAATGTTTTGAGCTTTTAAAAGCTTTGTGTTATAGTGTCCCACAGAATCCAAATGTCGGTAGGTTTGAGATTGCAAACGTGATACTTGACACATTACAAAAAATAAAAGATGCGGATTAACAGCTTTCGGGCACAAATTTAAAGATAATGACAAAGGAAGAAATATTGGAAAAGGCATCTGATTTTGAGGATGAAGATGAGTTTGTGAAGTGTGATAGATTGCCGTTCACTGAAGAATTGTGGCTTTTACATCAGCTAGTGTATATCGGCTTGTCTTGTACCTATACAGGTCGTGGCTATATAATTGAGAAACTTAAAGATTAGTAAAATGGAAGCGAATGATTATTTGAAGGCTATGCAAGCTATGGACGAATTGGATAGACTTGTAACTAGTGTTTATCCGGATAAGTTCAAGTTGGTCTGCAAGAAGCATGGAATAGATGAATGCGAGGCGATGAACATGTATTCGTACTTGCAAAAGATGCAAAAAGGTCAGTCTTGGTTAGTTAGATACAAGCCATTGGAATATCTAGAGCGTGTATTAACACTAGCCAAAGAAGCTTATGCGTCTTACATGAACAACGGCTTGATTCTAAGTATGGTCAATTTTGGTGATAAGTACACAAGAATACTTGTAATCTTTGAGAAAGATGGAGTGAGAAGCCAACAGGAATTTGACCTTAGAGAGCAAAGAACATATGTTGATATAGCGGACTTTATTGGAAATGGTTACTCCATCGTATCTGTTATCCGTCAGTCTGACAATGTTGATAGCGAAAAATTTGTTGGAGAAAAGGATGAGCGAAGTCATAGTATTCCTATTTACGATGGTGATGTAATGCTTTGTTACGTGAATAAACCGGAATTTTGGAGTTCCGATTGGCGTAATAGCGGACTTTATATTTGTGAGAACGGCTCATATCATAGATTGCTATACACCCCGAATAAGGGGTACGTAAGACATGGAGAGCCTGATGTAGATGAAGACTTCACCATTGATATTGGGGAAAAATCCTTCAATAGTTATGTTATGACTTTAAGCCAGTCTTGGTATAAGTTGGGTAATGTTCATGCAGGTATAGGCTTTTTGAAGGAGAAAGAATAGAAGAGTAAAAGGAGAGGAATATCATTTCCCCTCCTTTGCCCTAATCTCCAGCTCGATAGGCTTGCCGCAATGGGGGCAGATGATAGCCGGATGCGATAAGGTTTCACCATCAATAGCAAGGAAACTAGATGGCGAGCAACCACAAATACTAGCTATTTGTTCTACTTTCGCAAATGAAATTGAGCCATTATTGATTTGTTGCGATAAAGCTGATTGGGTAATACCTAACTTTTCAGCTACAGATGAAATGGTTTGCCCATGACTCCTAATTATTTTCTTTAAGTCCATACCTTATTATATATAAGTGAATACTAATATTTATTATGCTGCAAAGATAGCTTATTTTTTTTAAACTGCCAAAGAAAAAGAGTTAAATATTAGAATTAGCTAATAATTAGTGAATAAATGTTTAGAAATAGCTTATAAGTGTTAAATAAGTGGTAATATTAGAAATTTCTTATAGAAATATTTGGTAATATTAGAAAAAACTACTATCTTTGCAGTGTCTTTAAGAGATAAAGGCTTTAAAGTTTAACTATTAATTGCTGCTATGCAGCCGAGTCGGCACTCGTAAAACGGTTTGAGGATATGACTACTTCAATTAAGAACAAGATGAGAAAGGTAATGCAGTTAGCACATAGAGCCTATCAGTTGAAATCAAGTTCAATGTCTTGGGTTGAGTGCTTGAAACAGGCTTGGCAGGTTGTAAAGCTTGAGTCAGCGATGAAGACCAAGGTAGTAGAGTTCTTCTTTATGAAGATGAATGGTGAGGTAAGACAAGCCTTTGGTACTCTCCTTCAGAGCCACATTGACTATACTCCAAATGGTACAGGGCATGCAGCATCAAGAGATTGCATCCGCTATTGGGATGAAGCAAAGGGCGCATGGAGACAATTCAAGGCTTACAACTTCTTGCGAGTTGCATAAAGATATATTCACGTTCTAAGGTGTTTGGCGAGGCTTAATAGGGGGTGTGCCTTTAAACACCCCTTTAGTTTAGGACTTTTAAAGTATTTGAGATATGGAGACAATTGCTAAGTGTTTGAAAGAAGTGTTCTACAAAGGGCATCATATTACCAAGGTGGAGGACGTATTCGGTCAGGTTGCCGTTCGCATTGATAATGTTGTTGAACCAGACTATGCTAGCATAGCCGATGCAAAACGAGTAATCAATGGTAAAGCCCCTAAGTGGTTTAATGATGGCTATATGTGGGACGAAGCCAGCAAGAAGGTCGTAAAAGCCCCTAACGCTTTCCGATGGGAGGAGTAAGAAAAGATAAGGTAAAGAACTTAATACAATTGATTATGGAAAAGTTTAATGATGGCAATTATGTATTCGAGACAACAAACGAGTTTCCGGATGGCTATGAGATTTGGGCGATTGGTCGAAGAAATTTCAAGCACAAAGGCTACGTACCATTGTGTGAGGTCGATGAGAGCCGCTACGTCAAAAGAGATACCTTGAAGGCTTTGAAAGTAAAGGATGAAGCATTAGCTTTGACTTTGCTCTCTGAAGCCGTTAAACGAGGTGTTAACAAGAAGAAGTATAACATAATGATTAATGCAAAAGAAAATGGATGAGAATTTTCTGAATGTGCTCTATATCGAGCACACGGATAAAATAGGCGTTCTAAAGGACGATAAGGACGAAAGGGTATCAGTTATCCTTGGGACGGACAAAACGCTTGTAGAACGCAAAAGAGAGGGTAAAACGTACCTTCTTGTACCTTTGACAAAGAACCACACTTTTGTTTGCAAGGGTAATAGTATTGATGTGGATGGTGAGCATATTAAGAGTGAAATCTTTTTCCGCAAGGATGCTTGCCAATGGATTGAGATTGATGAAGAAACATTATCTAAGGTTGCGTAATAAATAAGGAGTTTAAGCTATGAAAGTATATGTAGTAATTTCTTCATACCAACATGGATTAGGTGAAGCTGTTGAAACTGATGCAGAAGTCTTCGATACCAGAGATAAGGCTAGAAAGGCGATAAGACACAAAGGAATGAACACTTTGGAGAATTACAAGCGAGTTTTGGATTGCGATGATTATCTATACAATATCTCAGATTCTTTCTTTCATATCTCAGACAGCGAAGGAGAGACGTGGGATAATTTCGATATTGTAGAACGAGAAGTAAAGTAATAAGACTATGGATATTAAGATTATCAAAGACATCTTAGATGATGCAAAGGAGTGCGGTTGCATTGCAGGTATTTCACTCTCTAATGGGCAGTTAACTCATGCAAACTTTAGCAAATCAAAGTTATTTGATTTTACTGCCGATGTTCTTTATAACAAAAAAAGCATTTGATAACTATACTTGGTGAGAACGGAAACAGAGATTACATTGATAGTGACTCTATCATACGTATCTTTATTAGAGAAGGTGTTTAACAATTAATTATAGGAGAATATGGATGCAGGTCATGTGAATGTGATATTAGGCGAAGCCGAGAATAAAGGTCTTAGAGGAAATATCAACTTGGTAGGTGGAGCAAAAATAAGTTTCGACTTCAATGGTGTTGGTATTGAAACATCTTTCAATTGCAATACAAAGAACAGAACACTTATGATTGGAAGTGGAAGTACAGTAGTGTTTACACGTAAATATATTGATTGTAGCTCTATCCAGTATATTGAAGTGTTTGAACGTACAAAATAATTATAGGAGACAAGAATATGAATATACTAGACTATTATGAGGTTGTCACCTCAAAGATTTTCAAGTTGGAAAGCATGAACGGGGGGCTTGTATTGATAGCACCGGAGCATGAGGTAGATGGAGTCCGTTCCTTGATGGTGGAATTATATGTTCCTGAGCATGAACGATACAAGATGTACACTTTCCGTTCCTCTATGAATGAGGGTGAACTAAGTGACAAGTACAAGGCAATGGTCTGCACGATGGATGTTCTTAAACCGGATTGGGATAGAATAAGAAAGAAAAGACGGAAGAGGTTCTAACCTCTTACCGTCTGTAGGATGCAAGCTATTTCAAGATTATTTTTAGAAAACATGAAAATAAATTAGAGTTTCCTTGTATTTCTCGAAGGTTTTTGTTACCTTTGCGGATGCAAATAATAAAACAATGAGCTTATGAAAGTATTATCAATTCGTCAGCCGTATGCTTGGTTAATCGCTATCGGCTGCAAGACCATTGAGAACAGAACATGGAATAGAAAGTTCCGTGGTCGTTTCCTTATTCATGCTAGCCAAGCCAAACCCGAAAAACTTGACGGATGGCAGGAGAGCGCAATGAAGAAATATTGCCAAGAGCATGGTATTGTTATTCCAGACTTCAAAGACTTGCCAACGTCAGCCATTATCGGCAGCGTAGAGTTGGATGATATTCAGTATCATGAGGCTTATCCGGATGCATTTGCTGAAGATTTCCAATATCATTGGTTCTTGAAGAATGCTAAATTGTTCGATGAGCCGATTAGAAACGTCAAAGGCAAGTTATTCCTCTGGGATTATGAGTATAATGAAGCCGAAATGTAAAATAACAATACTTTTGTAATAAAAATACAAGTCATTGAAAATTAGCGCAAAAGTGTTTGTTGTTCTAAGGGTTAGATAAGATGTAAATGTAAAAATAAATAAAGCCTCAACCTCTAACGAGATTGGGGCTTTTACAGTTGTCCTAGTGTGTCTCACCATTATTATTTCGTTCAATCAAAGGTAAGATACCTTTCTCCTTTAGGAACTCATAGAGAAAGAAACGCCCTTTTTGAGTCCATTTCGTGTTGTATTTGATGGTTTGTTTTCCATCATTGTGCGTAATGGTCACTGGCTCGCTATTCACATATCCCTTATCCAAATATTGGCGGTACAAGACCCATTGGTCAGAAACCTTGTGCTGGATACCATGCTCATGCAACAGTTTGTTGAATGCTTGCGGACTCATTCCGTAATCCTGCGCCATTGATGTAATCACGCTTGTGCTCTTGTTCTTCATCATCACATCGAAGTAAGTAGTCTTAGGCTTCATTGTTGTAATCTGTGCGCTCAGTCCGACAATCTCCTGTGATGCCTTGGCAAGTTCCTCTCTCTGTTGCTTGTTCTCCAAGGTCAGCACTTGGTTCTTCTCGAACTGGTCAGCCCAAGCTCTTGCTGCTATAGCCGGATTGGTGAAATCGGGCAAAGATGGAACACTCTGCATTCTTACCTTTTTCTCAACCTCAATGAAGTACTTGCGAATCATCCTACCTTTCTCATTGTTCTCAATCATACACAACTCCTTCGCCATGTCTAAAGATAGGGCGTACTCCTTGCTTGGTCTGCCACCTTTTGAGTTTTTAAGATTTTCCTTAAAAACCTCATAGTCTTGATTTTCAACGAATCCGTACTTTTCAATACGCTCTTGAATCCAATTCGCAAATTGATACTTGCTACCCAACTTTTGGTGCAGCTCTCTTGCATTGATGGCTTGCTTACCATCACGTTCTTCTATCTTGATGAGTTCAAAGCCTTCAACCTTGATTTCATCACTCTGATTTACAAATGCTCCCAGCATGGGTGCATCATTCAAATTCTTTTCTAAAAAATCTTTCATTTCTTAATTTGTTAATAATTATATTTGGCTGTGGTGGAAACGAAAAGCCCCATCCGCTAATGTGGAAAGTGCGGACAGGGCTTGTGTCACTCATCCACTATTGTAGAGCGATGGACGGAATGACGACACTCCACGCTTGGAGTTATTCAAATAATATGCTTAATATAAATTATTAATTATCTCAAATATCAGTCAGTCGTGCGCTCTACTTCACAACCTTGTTATTTCGGTTGCAAAGTTAATGCTTTTCTCTTTAACTTGCAAACGCTTTAGTGTTTTATTTGAAACGTTAACGTTTGTTTTACTTCGGAGGACTTCTGCCCTCACCAGCACGACCAACTATTGCGGCACATTTCTGCACATTACTTCTTCTTTCCATTGCTCACGGAATTTAATTGTTAAACATCAAAGATAATGTGCAGTTGTTTCGGTGTGCCTCACGAAATCTATTACAAATCACACTCGTATGAGTATTGCTTTTTCAGCTTGTTCAATGCGTTCTCGGTAACGTAGTAGATGTTATCGAAATATTCGCTTTTCTTGATGCTTCGGCTTTCTTTCAGCTCTACCTTGTGATTGAATGTCACTTCGTAGCGGTTTGCGATGCTTGTAATCAAGAAATCAACCTCACGCTTATGTCTGTCCAGATCGGTCTCTTTATACTCACCACGCTTGATAAATGCGTCCTTGTTCGTCTCTTCGATGGTAGCAACCATGTTGCCTTGCATCACTATAATCTTTGCGCTCATATCTAGTTTCTTTTTAATCGTTAATAACCTTGTTAAGCAACTCTAATCAAGTTGTAGTTCTTGAATTGTCTCCATTCTCCCTTGACCTCATCCCAATACTTGGTGCAGTCCTTGCAAGCGTAACCCTTGCCGTTTGGAGTGTAGTCAATGTGACTATCCATCAATGTGCCGAAAGCCTGACGAATCTCACCATTCATTTTCTGAAAGTAGAACTCAACGACCTGCTTCTTCATGCGAGCCTTCAGCTTGATTACCTGCCAAGCTTGCTTCAAGCATTCTGTCCAACTCATGTAAGCACCCTTAAGCTGAAATGCTCTGTGAGCCATATTCATCACTTCTCTCATCATATTCTTAAATGTAGTAGCCATAATCTTTCAATTTTAAACGTTAAACTTAAATTACTTACTTTGCAAGTCCGATGCTCTCACGCAAGAAGCTCTTGGCCTCATCGTTGTTCATATTGAGCTTAGTTGTTATCATATTCAACATTCTATCAACGTCCTTTTGGGTGTTTATCCTGTTGCTTACGAACTCTATCATAACGAACTTCTGAATCAAGTTTCTTCTTATCATTGAAGTAGTCATATTGCTATACCGTTTTACGAGTGCCGACTCGGAGGTGCAACCTCAACTAAATGAATAATGTAATTGTGACCTTTGTTTCTTAATCACGGTGCAAAGATACTAAGTTTTATCCTAACTACCAAATATTTTATTAAGTTTTACCTTAACTTTAACCTTTGATTGCTGATTTAATATACAAATTAAGATATGTTTGCATTGTTAGGTTAAAAACTTAGTTTTTCATAATAAGTTTGGCAGTTTGCGAAAATATGTGTATCTTTGCAACATCAATAAATAAAGTTAGAACTTAATATATAATAAGGTATGGATATACGAGGCATAATTAAACGAAAAGGCTTTACGCTAACGTATGTAGCTGATAGGCTGACTAACAAAAAAGGTGGTAAGGGAGTATCTTTGCCATCCTTGATACAAACTATTGATGGGAATCCAACTGTCGCCAGTCTTCAGGAGATAGCAAGCATTATAGGTGTAACGCTTGCAGAACTAGTTTCCGAAGCTGATTGTTCAGATTTCATCGCCCTAATAAAACAAGGTGGTGAGTTGTATTCCGCATCGTCCATCGCTGAGGCTAGGGTCGTGCTGGACAAGCTGGAAAGTGTTAAGTAACGTGGGGTGTTCCCCACAAAGTTCAATAATTAAAAGTTTGGATCATGAAGAAGAAATTGATTATTGCCATCATCGCAGTATTCGTTTTGCTAGGTGGCGGCATTGGTGGATATGTGTACCATTCCAACCAAGTTAAGGATGAAAAAATGGCTAATTACAAGAAGGCGTTGTCTGATTATCGCTTCAATAGCAATAGACTAATATATTCTTTGGATTTCGTAGCAACGGATTTTGTTATTAATTGGAACTCAGCCATAATGAATAAAAAGGCTATGAACGCAAAGAATGAAATAATTCCTTGCTCTGATTTTGAAGATGCCGTTTCTTCTCGATATGCCTTCTATGATAAGTATGGTGCATATAAGATTTTGGATAGTGTGTATGTATCATTAGGAAAGCATTTGGAAAAGATGCGTGTAAATTCTAATGAAGACCAGCAAAAAATCGTGGAAAGCTGTAGTGATGAATACAAGGAGTTGAATAATGCTATTGTTCTTGTAAAAAAGCCTTATGGCGCATTGGTGCAATATTCTAAACAGAAAGGAGACTTGTTCTTTAAACTTTATGCTTTTGATAGCGAATTGGCTAAAGTTTCCCCATTGGAAGAAGATAAGGGCGATGAGAGAACAAAAGCAATGAATATGGAATTATACGGAACGCATTTGTTTGTTACGGCTGACTTTGACAAAGAACCGCAAAAGGCAAAAAAGCAAAGTTATACGTTTAGTAACATTTCAACAAATTGGGTTTATTTGAAATGAGATATAAATAAGGTGTAATTTTAAAAATAAGTTTCTAAAAGAAAATAATGTTTAATAGAATAAAGAAACACACTAAATAATTTGCGTGTTTTAGAAATTATGCTTACCTTTGCAAACGAAATCAGAAATGGTTTTGTAGCTTCCATATTGCATTATCTACATTAGCGATATTGGTAGCTACGTTTATACATAAGGCAATAGCTTTATAAGCTAGAAGTCATTAAATGAAGTGCAGTGTACAACAGAAAAGTGGTGTGAAGTGTAGTGGAGTGCGGTGAAGTCTAGTGTAGTAGGGTAAAGTGCAGTATGGTATAGTAAAGTATAGTACAGTATAGTGAGCCATCCTTCGGGGTGGCTCTTTTTGGTTAATTGTGGTTAATATAGCAAAAATGTTACCATAAAATTTGGCTATATAACAAAAAAGTTATATCTTTGCAATGTCTTAAGGACAAAAGAGTTCTTGTAACAATGAAGAAAAGCGAATTGATTAAGAGACTGAGAGAAGCGGGATGCTTCCTGTCTCGACAAGGTTCGGGACATGAAAAATGGACTAATCCTAAAACGGGAAAGTCTCAATTCGTGCCAAGACACGCTAGAGAGGTCGCCACAGGCACCGCTCATAGTATTCTAAGAGAATTGGTTGGGGAGTAATCCCCACCTTTCTCTCTTCATTGCTTAAAGGACTCTTTTTTTTGTTAAGAAGATAAACGAATATATATATGAAGAAGATTAAAGTTATTGTAGAACAAGCCAAGGATGGGTCTTTTTGGTGTCATACCGAAGATGGAATAGGTAAGGTTGGCTTAAACTCTTGTGGAGAAACTGTTGCCGCTGCGAAGCAAGATTTAATGGATTGTTTGGCGTTGGCAAAAGTGGATGCAAAAGAGAATGGAGAAGTGTTTCCTGACGTTGAATTTGAATACAAGTATGACTTGCAATCTTTCTTTAATTATTTCTCTTTCCTCAATGTGTCAGAGATTGCAAAACGAGCAGGTGTCAATCCTTCATTGATGCGTCAGTATAGTAAAGGCATAAAGCAAGCTGGCGAGAAAACTTATGAACGTTTGGCGCATTGCATGAATGAAATAAAAAAAGATTTGGTAGCCGCTACCTTTTAGGCGTGTGGCTTCATTGTTGCAATAGATAAAGAACTCAGAGCCTTCTGCATGTGAATGTGGAAGGCTCTTTTTTTGTACCCAACCTTAATCTTTGCACTTAAATTTTTTGTGAAATAGCACACATTAATTCTTTCGTTATTCCTTTGAATATTAGCTAATTTTGCCAATAAAACATAAAATATGGCAGAATTAAGATTCGATGTCAAAGCGAATTTCGAGGAGGTTACGAAACTTCGTTCCGAGTGTGAAAAGTTGAGGGCTGAGTTGTTGAAGACCAATAAGTCAACCGACCCAGCTATTGTTGCGGATTTGACGGAAAAATATGCGGATGCTAGCAATCGCTTAAAGGACTTGACACAAGCTGCTTCAAGAGCCGCTTACGTGATGTCTTCCGAGTTTAATAAGAAGATGCAAGCAGCCGCAAGGGAAGTTTATAGCTATGAACTTCAAATGCAAGCTACCAAAGACCGAATAGAGAAAATCCAACAGCAAATCACGAACAAGAGATTAACTCTTGGAGTTACAACGGATAAGTCATCCATAGATTCTTTACAGAAGAATATTGACTATTTAAAAGGCTCTTTGGCAGGTCAAACAGCTCAGTTGAAGAACTTAGAAGGGGGTGCTGTCGGTGCTCGTCAGACCTTGGAGAATATGCGGAATGAGTATGTTTTGTATGCAGGTTCAGCAAATCCGGCAAAAGAGGCAACAAATATGTTGACCGATAGCATGAGCCAAATGATAGAACGTATGAAGTCAGCTCCGACTGCTGGAGAAGGAATGACTAGTTTGTTCCAAAGAGTTACTGGCGATGCTCACATGCTTTCGGCAACATTACTTGGTGGCTTAGGATTTGAACAACTGGCAGGTAGTATCTTTAATACTCGTTCCCAATTCCAGCAACTTGAAATATCTTTCAATACCATGCTTGGTAGTGCGGATAAGTCTAAGCAATTGATGGACGAACTTATCCAAACGGCAGCTCATACACCTTTCGATATGTCCAGCATTACGGGTGGCGCAAAACAACTTTTGGCATACGGAACGGAAGCGAAAGATGTTAACAAAACCCTTGTCCAGCTTGGTGACATTGCTTCGGGCTTGAACATTCCGCTTGGAGACCTTGTTTATCTTTATGGAACGACCGTTTCGCAAGGAAGAATGTTCACAATGGATTTGCGTCAGTTCATGGGTAGAGGTGTCCCATTAGCAGAAGAATTGGGTAAAATCTTACACCAAAACACAACGGAGGTTCAAGAGTCTGTTTCCAAGGGTAAAGTGACATCAGACATCTTCAAGGAAGCTATCGCCAACATGACGCAAGCAGGTGGACGCTTCGGAGGCTTGATGGAGCAACAATCAAAGACGTTGGAGGGTCAGTGGAGTAACATTGGCGATTCCATCCAGCAAGCGTTCAACGAAATCGGCAAAAAATCCGAGGGCGTGTTCTCTAGTGGATTGTCAATTATTTCTGCTATGGTAGAGAATTGGCAAGAGGTAATAAAAGTTATTGGTGTAGCTACAATAGCTGTTGGTTCTTATCGTGCATCGTTAATGGCGGCTGCTTCTATTCGCAAAGCTGAGGAAGCGCAACAAGCCGATGATATGATGAAGGGAATTGATGCAGAAATCAAGCGTTTGCAAGACCTAGAGAACTCAAACTACAAGTCGCTGGGTAAGGACAAAAAGCAAGAGCGAGTAAGCAAACAACAAGACTTGGCAAGTATTGTTGGAGATACTGCTGTGTCCGATGACTTTGTAAAGGCAAGGTTAGATGCAGCCGAGCAAGAGGGCGTTATTTCGGCACAAATGCGTTCCCAACTAGAGACGAAACGTGAACTTTTACAGGCTCAGCAACAAGCAACAGCACAAAGCCAGATAGAACTTGATGAAGAAAAAAGAAAGACCGAGGAACTTCGTCAACAAAAAATAGAGTCTCTTAAAGATGATTTGAAGACTACTACGGAGAAAATATCAAATCTTGATGATAGGGATGTAGAGTTGGCTAGACAATATACATCAGCTTTGAATGATTTACAAGATGCCCAAGATGCATTTGCTGAGGCTCAAAAATTGGTTGAGGAAACTGCTGGTGGCGCAAACTTGGCTTTTGATGCAGAGGGTAATGCCGTGAATGCGCTAGAAGCAAAAGAACGTTTGGAAACGGCAACAAAACAAGTGAATGCTGCTCAAACAAAGATTTCGACCATTGAAAGCGAACGTAAGACGATTGCTCAAACAAAGGAGAATTTAAGTAAGCAACAGGCTACGATACAAAATAATATAAATACCATTTCTCAAACTTCTAATACCACTGCCAAGAAAGCCGGAATATTGGCGACAACAACAGCCACTATCAAAAATGCGCTTTATGCAGCAGGTACAAAGTATACGACTACGGTTGTCAATCTTTTTTCAAGTGCGGTAAGAAGTAGCGAAAAGGCTTTAAAAAGTATGTGGGCGGCAATGGCTGCTAATCCGATAGGTGCATTGATAACATTGGGAACAACTTTGTATTCCGTATTTTCTATGTTTGGAGACGAGACTGAAGAAATATCGGCAGATACAACACATTTTGGGGAAACAACAAGTTTGACCAGTAAAAAGGTTGAAACATTGATGAATGTGTTAAGAAATACAAATGAAAGTACTGATGCGCATAAAAAAGCAAAAGATGAACTTATTGAGGTATATGAACAATATGGAATAAAATGCGACAATGAAAAGGATAATTTGGAAACGTTGAAAAATAAGCATGACGCTTTTATTGCTTCTTTACAATTAGAAAATGCTGAACGAGAAAAAGCTAACGCTTTGATGTCTATATCTTCTCAATATGAGGAAGCAAGGAAAAACCTAGATAAGGATTTTTCTGATTCACTAGGTGGTAGTTGGCTTGATTTCGGACAACATATTGATAAAGAAGACATATCAGCTGTACAGATGATGTTTAATTCCCTTGTTTCTGATGATGTGTTGACTAAGATAGACTCTTTAAGGCAGAAAATGGATTCCGCAAAGAAAGGAACATTGGAATATGCTAATGCTGCACAAGAATACGATGCTGCTCTTCGCAACTTGTTAGTTCCTTTTGAGGAATGGGGTAAGAAGATGGGGTACAATAGTTTCGTGATGGCAAGTTTGCGAAGTTCGATATTAAAGCATATAGATAGTATAAACTCTTTGAATGAAAGTTACAAAAAGGCAGAGGACGCAATATATAAAGGAAGCACAGCAACTGTTGATTGGAATAACTCCCAAGCAAAGGCTCGTTGGATAGTTAACAAGAACAAGCAATCAATCCAAGAATTGGTAGAGCAAACTGATAATCTTATTAATTTATGGAATAAAGAATACGGGTTGAATTTAAAAATTCATTATGATGATTCGGAAATTCCAAATTGGATGAAATCTATGACAACGAAGGAGTTGCGAAATTTAATTTCAAGGAGAGAGGCGGATATTTTACAACAGGAAAATCACGAAAAGAAAACTGGGCATAAGTTGGTAACACGTTCAGGAGGTAAGTTTAGGTCAAGAACGGAAAACCAAACGGATGTCGCAATGGCGAAATCTATAATTCAATCACGTACACCAAAGAGTAGTACAACAACAAAATCAAATACAACCCATACTACTCCAAAGAAAACAGGTACAACGGATGACCCACAAGCAAGAGCGTATGAACGCAAGAAGGCTGAGGAGGACTATTCCAAGTCTATTTCATCCTATTCGGAGAAAGCTATCCAAGACATGACCAAGAACCGCATCAATGCGATGAATGAGGGTTATAGCAAGGAATTGGCTCAGATAACGGAGAATGCCGACAAGGAGAGAAAGGCGGTAGAAGATGGTATAGACAAATTGGTTGAGGCTAGGAAAAAACGTGACCAAGCTGTTTGGGTTAATTCTGGCAAGGGTCGTAAGGCTAATATGTGGAAACAGAGCAAAACCGATGAAGAGTATAAGAATGAGGTTTTGAATGAAACCATGAAGGATAGCAAGGGTAATCCGGTTAAGGTTAATGGCATGGAGATGACCATAGGCATGAGCGTTGCTAATCAGATGAATGCAATTCGGGATAAGGCGGTAAAGCAGAATGAGGATGTGCTTGCTAAAGAAGCGCAAAGCATGTACGATTATCTGAAGACTTATGGTACATTCCAGGAGCAGAAGTTAGCTATTGCTGCCGATTATGCTAAGAGGATTAGCGAGGTTGAAAACTCTACGGATTCGGACTCAAGCAAGCAATGGAAGATAAAGTCTTTGAAAGAAGAGCAGAAGAAAGAGACGGATTCGGTAGAGGCTAGTGCTATTATGCAGAAAATAGACTGGTATCAAGTCTTCGGAAATGTTGGTGGCATTATGAAGGATGCGCTTGTTCCTTTATTAGCAGATCTGGATAAGTTCGTAGGTACGGATAAGTTCCAAAATTTGGGTGCAGACCAGCAGAAGAGTATCGTTGATGCTATGCAGAATATCCGTAATTCGATTGGTAATACAAGTGATTTGGGTTGGAAAGACCTTGCAAGGGACGTTGTAGCTTATCAGGAGGCTCTGAAGAATGCGAAAATTGCACAAGAGGAATATACGGAAACGGAAACCGAGCTTATACCTCGAATTAAGGATTTGCAAAATCAGATAGCGAATGCGAAAAAATCGGGCAATGTCGCAGAGCAAGCTAGATTGCAAAATGATTTGAATAAAGTTCAAGGTCAGTTAGCGGAGTCCGGCAAGAAGATAGTTACGGCTAACACAAAGGTTCGTTCAAGTGGTCAGAAGTTGGCACAAACCACACAGAATGTAACGCAACCGATTTCTGCTATCCATGAGTTCCTTTCTACTTCTGGACTATCCGATTTGGCATCTCTTTGGGATAGTTTTGACCAACTTAAAGGTGGAATTGACGGATTGAAAGCTTTAAAGGAGGCTAAAAATGCGGCTGACGGACTGAAGGATATGGGTAAGGAAGCCGCAGACGCAGCCGCAGCCGCTGGCAAAAAAGCTGGTGATGCACTAAGTGAAGGATTGTCAAAAGCTGGACTAATAGGTCAAATCGTATCTTCCATCTTGAAGATACTTGATGTTTTGAAAGATGGTATTGGAACATTGATTAGTAGCTTGATTGATACAGTTCTGAATGCGGTCAACGGCATATTAAAGAATATTCTAAGTGGCGATTTTATAACTCAGATTGGAGGGTCTTTGGTAAGCGGCATTGGTAATATTCTCAATACAATATCGTTTGGTGGATTCAATAGTTTGTTTGGAGTAGGTGGAAACGCAAAAGAAGTAAACCGGACTATAGACAAATTGACGGCTAGGAATGAAATCTTGACGGATGCAATAGACAGATTACGTGACTCTATAGACAAGACTAGTGGTATCAAAGCCGTAGAAGACTCAGAAAAAGCTGAAAAACTTCAAAAGGAAAAAGAGCAAAACCTAAAGGACATCATGGTGGCGCAAATGGGTTATCATGGCTCTCATGGAAGTTTTAACCGTTATTTCCGAGGATTTTCGCAAGAGCAAATCAATAAGGTGTCTGAAGCGATAGGTAGACAATGGAATGGAAACCTAAGCGACATACGGTCTGCTGATGAAGCTAATGCGTTGTTGCAAAATCCTGATATTGTTAACAAGATTCAGAACACTGGTAAGGGAAATTATGGAGGAAGAGTCCTCGAAAAGTTGAAAGATTATGCGGCTGAGGCAGGAACATTAGAGGATATTGCTGATGACCTAGCAGAAAGCTTGACGCAAATATCTTTTGATAGTTTGAAGAGCGAGTTCATAGATACTTTGATGGATATGAATTCCTCTGCTCAGGACTTCTCTGATAATTTCTCCAAGATGCTTATGCAAGCCGTTCTGAAAGCTAAGGTAGATGATTTGTTGGGTAATGATATGCAAGCATTCTATGATGAGTGGACGGAGCGAGCTAAGGCAAATGGTGGTAAATTGTCTCAGACGGATATTAATGAATTGAAGGGAAGGTACGATGAAATGGTTCAAGAAGGACTGAAGATTAGAGATGAAGTAGCCGAAATCACGGGTTACAAGCAGTCTTATGAGCAGTCTGCGTCTTCCGGTTCTTTTGAATCAATGAGCCAAGATACAGGCGATGAGTTGAATGGTCGTTTTACAGCGGTACAGATTGCCACAGAAGGAACGTATGAGGAAACAAAGCTCATAAATACCAAGTTGGATGCTATTGCGGCTCGTGAAGGTGGCGCAGAGGGTAGCTTACTAACTGCTAGCGTGAATACTATAATGGGTAATGTAGGTAACATTTGGTTAGCTGTTGATGAGGGTAGGACTATCCTTGCACAAAGCTTAATGTACTTGCAGTCGATTGATGAGCGACAAGAGCGTTGGCATAAGCCTATGTTGCAAGCATTCAATGATATACACGAATTGAAAGATAAGATGAGTAGATTGTAAACTTAATTTGTGCCATGTTAAAGTAAGAGGGGAATGCGTGATGCACTCTCCTCTTTTTGGGGGTGAAAGTTTTTGTTTTTCACAATATAGATAAGTGTTGTTAAACTGAGTGTTAATTTTTGGTAGAGTGGAAAATAATAGTTATCTTTGTGGTCGAATTTCAAAACTTATAAGGACATGAAGATATTAGAACCGAGATATGAAATCCTATCCCAAGGTGAGGGCATGGATGGAGTTTATAAACAGATAGAGTTGTGCGGTCGTACATGTTATGCGTCAAGTATGAAGATTGATAAAGAAAGCGCAAAGCCTTTCGTTGAGCGTATGGTAAGCAGTAATCATCTTGCCATGTGTGAGCATGGAACGATTTACCTCCATGTTGCCTATGAAGAAGGATTTTTTGTACCGGAGTCTTTATTGGTCAAGCACTATCGTGAGAACAAATATTCAAAGGTGATGCAGATTGGCAGTGACTACTATATCACAACCAACTACAGAGTGATAGTTGAAAATAACTGGTTTGAGGATTTGGACTATATTTGCGAGCCTACGGAATGGCATGAGAAGCGAATAACAGTCCGTTTTACTACTCAGATTGCGGTAAGTAGAGAGGCTAACAGACATCGTGTAGATTCCGTAGCGGAACAAAGCACCCGATATTGCAACTATAGTAAAGATAAGTTCGGAGGCGAGATTGCTATCAACAAGCCAAAGTGGGTTAGCGAAAATGATGCGGTTAATCCATTGTCTTTTGATGGTGGAACATTTGTTGACCTATCAAAGAACATCGGTAGTTATGAACATTGGAGTCCGGTAGAAAAATGGTGGTTTGCAAATAGAGTATGCGAAATGATGTATTTGTCTTTGGTCAAGGATGATGGTCTTAAGCCACAGGATGCGAGAACAATACTTCCTCTTGATACCAACACGGAGTTGATTCATACCGCATTTGTGAGCGATTGGAAGCATTTCTTCGAGCTGAGAAGCCTTGGTACGACCGGAAAGCCTCATCCAGATATTGAGGTTTTGGCAACACCATTGATGAATGAGTTCAAGGAACGAGGTTTGATTTAAACGTTTATGAAGAAGAAAGCCAAGCAAATAGCCAAGGTGATGAGCAATGATTCTTTGGAGGTTGTTGCTCATATGATTGCTGATGAGGCAAAAGGTGTGCGCTACGAGGTGTATGCCGATGGTTCTAGTAAGAAAGAAAAGTGTGGTTGTGGCTGGCTTGTGCTTCATAAGGGAGTTATTATCAAAAGTGGGAAATATACTTTTATCACAGCTAAAGTGAACGATTCGGTGAGAGCCGAAATAAGGGCGGTTATTCATGCATTGGGTGATTGCCCTCTTTCATGTTCTGTTGATGTATATGTGGATTGCCAAGTAGCTATAGAGAGAATACAGGCATGCAAGTTAGGAGATTTGCAACCTATATATAATAAGGTAGCGAAAGACAAGACGATAAGATACCATTGGGTAAAGGCTCATAGAGGTAATATGTATAACGAAATGGTGGATTCTTTGGCTTTTTCTGCTACAGAAAGTTAATTTTGTATCTAAGCGTATAATAAGCGTTAAAAGATAAAAGAAATACATTAAATAATTTGCACATTTCAAATATTCTTTGTATCTTTGCATTGTAATTAAGAAACAAGGTTACTAATTTTAAAAAGGTGAGACACACCTTAAAAACTGTGATTCGTTATGAATACTAGATTGAGTAAGAAAGAAACAATGGTTTATGGCAATATCGAAGTGATGGCTGATGTAATTGGGGGTAACAAGTACTTTACATTTGCTGAGTTGTATGATTTCGATTTGGATAATACCAAGGATGAGTTGAAAGAAATCTTAAACTCTTTGACAGAGAAAGGCTACTTGAAGAGTTTTCACGATTTCTACGAAACTTATCGAGTTTTAAAGTAAGAACAATAAAGGGGATATAAATCCCCTTACAATATAAATTAGAGCGTGAGACACACGTAAAACTGTATTGAAACAATGAAAAAGGTATTCACAATTGAGAATGCATTAGCATTTTTGTTTGCTCTTGAAATAGTATCATTAATATTTTTTCTAGGATAGGGCTTATGCAGATTAAGTTTGGTAAGATAAAGTTTACTGCGGCTAAGTCCGAAAAAGGATGCCGCTTTGATGCTTGCTACAAAGGGGAGCATGTGGCTTTTGAGAGTGAAGACATGTCTTTGTATGATGATGTTTTTTCTGATAATAACAGAAGAGCAAAGGCTGCAAAGAGGGTGGTTTACGAGAACATTAAACACAAGTATTATGAGACCCATAGAGATTAGCGATTTCAACGCTGCCGATGAATTTGTAGTTGAGGCTATGATGCAAGATGGCAAATTCAAGGTTATCGGCAAGGTTATTATTGATAATAATCTTCTGAATGATGATGATTTGGAAACCATCTGGGATTATGCCAACTGGGAGACGAACGGCTATGAAAAGATGGTTGTCTCTAATGGAGTGTATAAAGGCTTAAATGCATTTAGTGATGGTCGAATGTTCTATGTAATTACGGATGATGAGATTGGAGTGGTAAATGACAATATCATGGTACGTAAGCATTATGATGTCAACAATGGCTATTATATTAAGTCATCAAGGTTACACAAGGAGCAATCCAGGGACTTATGGTGCTTTGGTAGCCGTGAGACCATAACTAGAGAATATAAGTCAAACCCTTTTATATGTGGTAAGTGATGGCAAAAAAGATTAATCATATTAAACCTTCCTTCATTGAAGGCGGTGAAGTCTGGCATGATATTGACAAGTTCCCGATGCTAGACCATACTATTTTAGTTGAGTTGCAGGTAAAAGGCTCTGACGGATTGATTTACCGGACGCAAGATGTATGTGTTGAACGTGCAGATAGATTTGAGCCTACGATGTCTTTTGTCCCTAAGCGTTGGGCGTATGCAATAGATTTAGCTCAATGCAAGAAAGTGGAAGGATAAAATAAAATACAAATTAAAAATAAGCATATGGAAGAATCGAGAGGTGTTTACACATTACCAGTCTTGTATAATGAGCAAAGTGGTACAAACGAAGGTGTATGTGTAAGAAAAGAACTTGGAGTAGTTGTTGCAATTGACAATGAAGATGAGTTTAAAGGTGTTTTTTCAAAGGATGGTGAGGTTGATGTATTCAAGCAGTTACTATCACAAGAAGTGTATCGTTACTATACAGAGCACAACGCATTCCCTACTGGGCCTTTGGTTTCTTACAAGATGGATGGCGACATCATCTTTGATTACGTTGAAGTAACTATTGGAAAGATGTATGGCGGTTATGTTTATGTTGTTCATTACAACTTTGCAAGCACCGCATCATGATAAACAAGATTGATTATGACAGTAGTAAGAGATAGAATTAAAATTGCAGCTCAGATTGAAGTCTTGGAGGACATTGCTATTGACTATAGGGGAAAGACAATAGACAATATCATTCAACAGCTAGAAGCAAGGTTGAGTGCGTTGAAGTAAGTTCAAATTTTTGAAGTTGAAAGACTATGAGTGGTGGACGTTTTGATTATGCTCAGTATAGGATTGCTGACATATACACAAAGATAGAAGATTATGTTGATGGTCATCCATTGGATGAGGAAGATGAAAGATGCTTTCTCGAAGACCGATGGCTAGAGGAGGAAGAAGACAAGTATGTTAGAAAGCATCATCATACGATGCCTAACAGATATGGCTTATCTAAAGAGACTATCAAGGAATTCAAGAAGGGTATTGAGCTTCTGAAGAAGGCTCAGGTTTATGCCCAAAGAATAGACTGGCTTCTTTCCGGTGATGATGGAGAAGATAATTTCCATCTACGTTTGAAAGAGGATTTGGCAAATCTTAAAAGTAAGAAAGGATAGATTATGAGTTGGAATTATCGTTTAGATACACCTATGATGCAATTAGCTGAAGAGGTGAATAAGAAATATGATACCGATGCTGGTAAGATGCTTCTTTGCACTTATCTCTTTATGGTATCAAGTGAAGAGGTCAAGGACAAGCAAGCTTTCTTTGATTGGGTAGAAGAATTGAGTAAGTCTAGCAAGTGTGATGCGGTAAGGGAGTACGTGGAAATCAAGGACAAAGCCGATTGGCTGCATGGTGGATTCTGTAAGCCGATTTACCGCCACTACAAGGGTAATTTCTATGAGTATCTTGGAGAGGTTACTGATAGCGAGACTTCTGAGGTAAAGGTTGCGTATCAAGCAGTGTGCGGACAGCATGAAGTTTGGGTGCGACCAAAGGAAATGTTCTTTGGTAATGTTGAGGTAGATGGTAAGCTAGTTCCTCGATTTGAGAAGGTAGATTTAAAAGACTTAGAGAAACAAGCCGAGATCAATGGACAGAAGAAAGATTAAGAGTTTGCTAGGTCTAGCAATCTTGCGGGTGAATGAAGTCGTACCGGATTTCGAAGACTTGAATAAGGTTCTTCCTTTGCTTAGACAGGCAATTGATGAATTAGATAAGTCTGATTCGGGTTCAGTTTAAAAAGGGTGGAAAATGGCAAATAAGCAGACGATAAAACCAAAGGTAGTTCCTTTTGAGATAGCCAAGCTTCTGAAGGAGGTTGGCTACGATGAGAAGATAGCCGAATTTTGGGCTTATGCTAGTCCTTGGACAGCAAAGGGTGGCATTCGTAAGGGTGGAAAATATAATGAGCATTACGGCAGTTATATCGCTTATTCAAATTCCGAGTGGGAGAAATCCAATATTGAGTTTTCTGCTGCCTTAAAGTTGAATAGTAAGCATCCGGCAATATCCGCTCCAAGCTATGATATGGTGTTAGATTGGCTTTTAGAGCATTTCGGTTACTGCATTTGTGTTGCAAACATTTCGAAAGGTAAGTTCTGTTGGCAAACTACATCATGGTGTGTAGAGGAAGGCTTGTGTCATACGGATGGTAAGGAATATTCCAGTAGATACAAGGCAATGGATGCCGCTTTCAAGAGTATCTTAAAGGCTCGCATTGAGAATAAAGATAACGAGGTAATCAAAAGACTTTTGGAGGAAATACAAGATGGAAAGAATTTATGATACTTTTGTACACGCAATAATGATGAAGTTAGAAGCTCGTTTATGTACTGAACTCGAATGTGTTTATAAGAATATAACAAACAAGATTGTTGAGAAGAAAGGTAAACTTACCAACGAAGACGTAATTGAGTTTCAGAAAAAACTACAAGAAGTGTACGACAGGAATGCTGCTATTCGTGAAGAGGTTACTGACATTAAAGATTCCAAGAAATGTATCTTAACTAAAGAAGCATGTGAAGAGTTAATAAAGCGACTTTGCGTGATTAATATAAAAGAAGATGAACAAGCAAAGAATGATAGAGTGGATAGCCACTTGTGATACAGGTGTCTCTTCAAAGACTATGTGGAGTGCATTGATGGGGGTAAAACGAAAGAAAGATTTGGATATTCCTAAAGACAATCGTGACTTCCGTAGATGCTATGATATGGTAGAATACGGACACGTAACCTTGGATGAGCTACAAGTTGTAAAGAAGCAATATCCTTGGTTTGCTCCTGTTGTTGACAATTGGAAGGAATTGTCTCTTTTGTTTGAGGAAGAGTTGGACAAACGTTTGTATATACGAATCCGTCAGCTTTGCAAAGAGTCATATGCTATCCGATATGAGGTAAAGGGAGGACTTTATTATGAAAGGGGTTTTTGGTATAATGTTTAATTATTTAAAAGATAGAAAGAATGAATAAAGACAAATTAAAGGTCAGCTTTTGAGATTGACCGCTACAAGGTAATTGGTATGCTTTCACGTAATTGTGAGAATGCTGAAGAGTACAACGAGATTATGGATATTCTTGAAGGCAAGAATGAGTTTGTGCGTGATGCGAATGGTAACGAGGAACTTGCAAGCCGCATTTGCAATTATGCTTTAGACTCTATCTTGGTTGAGAATCCAGATTTGGCTCTCCGTAAGCGTTTGGATAAGGAACAGAAAGGCGATGATGCTCCTGATGGAATTTCAAATGTTATCGAAATCAAAGGTGATGACGCAAAGAAACTTGTAGAAACCCTTTGTAGCATTCTCCACAAGGGTAAGTGATGTAAAATTCATCAAAAGAATATAAATAAACACTAAAACACTTGCAAGTATAAGAAAAAATGCTTATCTTTGCATCGTGTTTGAAACAGATGGCCTTCTGAGAGGTCGCTTCTACCATAAGTCAAGACTTAGAAGTTTACGGCATGGTTTACACATTACCCAGCCCAGCTAGACTATAACAAGCAACTTTTATTAGGGTGAGAGACCCTAGTTGCTGCATTAGACAAGTGGTTAAGTCGCCAGCTTTTCACGCTGGTATTCAAAGGTTCGAATCCTTTATGCAGTACATACAAAATTGCCCTATGGTGTAATGGCAACACTACAGGTTTTGGTTCTGTCATTAGTGGTTCGAATCCGCTTGGGGCAACAAGGTGGAATTGGTATATGTTCCACAAAAGGTGCGATATTCAAGCGGTTAAAGAAGATAGACTGTAAATCTATTCCCATTGTGGGTTCGGTGAGTTCGAATCTCCCTTGCACCACGAGAACTTTTGTCGTAATACGAGGAATGTAGCTCAGTAGTAGAGCACTTGGCTTGGTAACTAAGGGGGCGTTGGTGCGAATCCAATCATTCCTTTACGCTTTCGTAGCTCAGTGGCAGAGCATAGGATTTTTAATCCTAGGGTCGAAGGTTCGAATCCTTCCGTTGGCACAATGATACACAAGAAGAGAGCCGTGATGTTTGTTTTGTTGGAATCTCGGACATCTGTCAATGGGCAAACGTAGGATGCAGATGAGACGAATAAAGTTGTGAATAAGTCTATGAACTAGGGGAACAAGCGGAATGGCTCTCTATTGTGCTTCATTTGATGGTTTAACGAAAAATTGAAGAATATGAAAAGTCCGTTAAGAATGGCAGTCGCTTTAGAAAAGAACAACAAGGTATATCCAAAAGATGTACGGAAGTTCTTGATGGGATTGTACGCCACGCTGCATTTGACAGATAACGCAACGGCTAAAGATATGGAAAAGCTGGTATATTATGCTTTTCGGAATGGTTACCTACTAGGTGTTAAGTCTGAAGGAGGTGATGACCAAAAAGCGTATGACAGACTACCGGATTTGGGAGTAGAAGAAGATATTGGTGATGATTTAAAAAGATAGTCGATAAAAATTGGTAATTAGTTAGTAAAGTTTTTTAGGCTTTGGTGTGTGAACATCGAAGCCTTTTACATATATAATAAGGTAAAATAAAAGCTGAAATGTTAACAAGACTCACATAGCAGTTATGAAAGGTTAAAATACGAAAGAAAAACATTAAAAAACTTGCATGTTTCAAAACTTATTCGTATCTTTGCATCGTCAATCAAGATAAGTTGGTTGATTTGCCGAGTGACAAGTTTCACTCAATAAGGTGAGAGCGACACCAAGGGGTAAGACCCGAAACAACTAGCACAATTGATTATGTCTAAGCAGACTGGTTTTTCATTCGCAAGTTCAAAGAAGTCATTAATCGAGACTATTGACGAAATCAAGAAGTCAAAGATGCCTCGCAACGAAAAGATTGTTGCATTGAAGGCTTGCGGTCTTCGTGAGAAAGAAATCTCCGATATGTTGAAGGTTTGTGTGCCAAGCGGTTCAACTTCAACGAGATTCGTTTATACATTCGGTGTTGAGATAGAATGTGTTCATGCCGAGCGCAATGCCTTGATAGAGGCAGGTCGTCAGAATGGTGTTGATATTCATTCTGAGGGCTATAACCACACCGACAACAAGAGTTATTTCAAGATTGTTAGTGATTCTTCAGTTGGTGGTGATATAGACCCTAACGAGGTTGTAAGTCCGGTATTGAATGGCAATACAAATGGTATGGCAACCTTAAAGAAGGCTATCAAGTCTTTGGATGCCGTAGGTGCAAGAGTAAATTCTACTTGTGGTCTTCACGTTCATATTGGTGCAGCAAAGTTGACAGGTGAGCAGTATGTTAACGTCTTCAAGAATTATCAGAAACTTGAAAGATTGATTGATAGTTTCATGGCTCCTTCAAGAAGAGGTAATTGCCGTTGGGCAGCCAGCTTGCTTGACAAGGATTTCACTAATTGTCACAGCAATCAAGATATTAGATTCGATGTCTTTCATGGAGATAGATATTATAAGGTCAATGCAGAGAGCTATACACGTCACAGGACAATCGAGTTTCGCCAACATCAAGGTTCTACCAATTTCAAGAAGATAGAAATGTGGGTGAAGTTCTGCGCAAAGCTTGTCGGTTGGTCTCGCAACAATGTCTTCACTAGTGAGGTTATGAATATCGAAGATATACCTTTCTTGAATAAAGAAGAGAAGGCTTTCTTCCAGAGTCGTAAGGATGCATTTGCAACCAATAACGATTAATTAATGTAGTCCTAGGGTAAAAGCCCTAGGACACAAAGAAATCAAAGTATTATTAAGAAAAAGAAAGGGTAAAGATATGTGTGTTATTATTGTATGTCCGAAAGGTGTTGCTTTGCCATCTGTAGATGAGCTAAAGGCTGCGTATATGAGAAATCCAGATGGTTGCGGTTTTGTGAGCGAGTCTGACCATTACAAGAGTTTGCATTTCTCTACATTTATCCGTAGATTGATGAAGCGAGATATAAATGAGAATGTAATCATACATTTCAGATTTGCTACACATGGTTCTGTCTGTGTCAAGAATTGCCATCCATTCTACAAGGCAGGTTATTGGTTCGCACATAATGGAGTGCTCCCGATTTGCTCCGAGCATGATAAAACAGATAGTCAAATTTGCTTTGAACGTTTCATTTATCCTACTATCAAGAAATATGGTTGGGGTTCTGATGAACATATGAAAGAAATGAACAAATGGACAGCTCATGGTTCTAAGTTTGCAATGTTGCATAATGGTGAGATTGTGAAGTCCGGTAAATTCATAGAGCGTGATGGGCGGTTCTATTCTAATTTGAATCATTTGGGTTATATGAGAAATGTTATAAACTTTTAGAAGATTAATGTTTAGGTTCTTTTTATTCGACAAGCGTCAGATGTCCGTGAGGATATTTGGCGTTTTTTGTTATATAAGGAGTTCTATTTTGTGTAGCTATTAATTATTCGTTTATGTGATGAAATAGCCTTAAATCGCTTAGAAATGCCGTTATTACTCACTTTTGCTTAAAAGTGAGATACTTGCAAATGATTTAGTGCGTTTATTGTTCTTTTCGTATTATCTTTGCACTAGTTTTAACAAATATATCGAAAGAATGAAAGATAAAATTTTCCAGTTACTAAAACAAGAGTATAAGTCTCTTGGGTTAGGTGATGAAGTTCTTCAGGCACATGCCGAAATGCTTGATAAGATGGGGCTTGTTACTGATGACAACATCGAGACAGTGGTTGCTAGTCAAAAGAGTTTTTTGGAGTCCTTGCAAAAGGACAATGACCGCAGAGTTACCGATGCCAAGAAAAAGTTCGAGGAGGCACAGAAGGCTAAAGAAGATGCTGAACGCAAGGCTGCTGAAGAAGAAGCCAAGAAGAAAGCTGACGAAGAAGCCAAGAAAGCCGCTGAAGAAGCCGAAAAGAAACGCTTGGAGGAATTGGCAAAGAAAAACGAAATGCCGGATTATCTCAAAAAATACTTTGAAGAGCAAGCAGCAGAGAAGAAAGCTTCAGATGAAGCAAGAACCAAGGAACGTGAAGAGTTCAAGAAACTCGTTGAGACCTTGACTCAGAAGAACACAGACCAAGCCAAGACTTACAACGAACAGATGGAGGCGCAAAGCAAGACCATTAAGGAATTGCAAGAAACTATCCAAAAGCAAGCTGAGGAGGCTAAGGCTAAGGAAGAGGCTGCTGCGAAGGCAAAGGCAAAGGCAGACCACGATGCGAAGATTTTATCAAAGGCTAAGGAGTTGGGCATTCCCGAAAGTCGTATCAACGAGGGTTTCACCTTGAGCGATGATGCTACAGATGAAGCTATCGAAACATACCTCTCCAAGGTAGCGAACAACTACAAGGCGTTGCAACAACCACAATTCGGGGGCAGCTATCGTGCTAGCGAGGGCGAGCCAATAAAGGAGGACGTTGACAATGTAGCCGCATCATTAGTTCAGTCACTTTAAAAATTGAAAAACATGAATCAGGAATTGAAGACTACAAAAAAGCAAATTGTCTTTGGTGAGGATTCCGTCATTATCCAGAAATGGGAAGGCGACATCAAGGGCGGTCGTGCTTTGGATTGGACAGACGTAAAAGATGAAGTTCTTTACGCAGGTCGTGTTATCGTGACAGATGGTAAGGGAACTTACAAGCCATTGCCTATTGAAACAGACAATTATAAGGCTTTGGGTACTGCCAGTGACCCATTGGAGCATTACAAGTATGCGGGTGTTCTCTATCGTTCCATTCTGAACGGTGAGCCAGCGGCAATTATGACTGCTGGACAAGTTAACAAGGTAGCAGCTAAGGCTGCAAATGGTGCAGACTTTCCGGATGCGTTCCTTACAGCTATGCCAAAGATTGCTTTGGTTAGCGATGAGGATGCAAACAAGTTCGATGAGTCTGATGCAACAATGGACAAAGACTAAAAGAAGGAGGATAACAGATGGAAAAATCACTTTATTTTCAGTTGGTCAATAAATACTTCCCACAACTTGTTGCAAGTGTAGTAGAGAAGTTGAACGGCAAGAATCAGACTGCATTGACCTATATGTACCGAGACCACTTGACTAACACATATAGTCAGGACGGACGCTGGGCATCAATTACTGCGGAATACACACGAGTTGCTGCTGATGTTGTATCAATGGATGCAGAACTTCCATTGAAGAGCCGTGATAAGGTTTCAACCGCTGAGGGTCAAATCCCAAAGGTTGGTATGAAGCTTTACATGTCAGAGAAGCAGCTTAAGGATTTGGATAACATGATTGCGCAACGTTTGCCTCAGCCACAGATTTTGCGTAACTTGTTTGCAGACCTTCCTCGTTGTATTCAGGCGGTTTACGAGCGTATTGAAGATATGTTCCTCAGTGAGCTGTCAACAGGTGTAGCTTTGGCGACTCGTTCCGGTGGTACTGGTGTCCGAGTTGATGTAGGTTTTGCCGAGAAGAACAAGTTCGGTCACGGTGCTAAGGCTTGGGACGCAGAGGATGCAACCCCACTTGATGACATCCAATTGGTTTACGACAAGGCGATGGACGACCAAAACACCATCACTACTTGTTATCTTGATGATTACACAATCAAGTTGCTTGGCAAGAACAAGCAGGTTCGTGCTCAGTTTGCCTTCAATCAAGGCATTGCACTTAGTGGGGATAACAGCAACATTCCTATTTTGAGCTTTGAGCAGATTGCGTCTATCTTTAGAAATAAGTGGCAGACCAACTTGGTACGTGTAGCCCGTACAATCAAGACCGAGATTAACGGCAAGAAGGGAACACACAACCCTTGGGCTAAGGGTCACATGACCTTTACATGCTATGATAACCTTGGTGATTTGTTCTGGACTAACGTAGCCGAAGCTACAAGACCAGTTGCAGGTGTTACTTATCAGTCAGCCGATGAGTATATCTTGGCTAGCCGTTATTCTACTAACGACCCACTCCGTGAGTTCACTAGCTCACAAGCAATGGTTGTTCCTATCTTGAATAACGTTGATGCCATCTACTCTTTGGACTCAACACAAGCGGTAGGTTAGGCTTATGAGAGGTGAGGTAATTAGTCCGTTCCGTGATAAGTTCCATTTTAACACCATCTATGAAGTTGGTGCAATCTTGGACTTTGACGAAGAACGCATGAACTCCCTTATCGAACGTAAGCTTTGCAAGATGTTGGAGGTGCAGGATGATAACCATTCTGCACCTCTAAAAGACGATAAGGAAATTAAAGATACTCCTAAAAAGGAAGTCTTGAATGATGGAAAAGAAAATCCTGTAAAGGAAGAAGAAAAGAAGTCAGAAGAGACACCTAAGAAGGAAGTTTTGAAGGAGAAGAAGGAGAGCAAGCCTAAAAAGGAGAAAACCTCAAAAAAGGATGCTGCCGAGTCAACCGAAGAGAATTCCCAAAAGGAGAATGTAGAAGAAGAACTTGACGAAAAGACTAAGAGCGAGCAGGAGGCTGCAAAGAAAATCGCTGAGGCTATGAGTCAGGCTCAGAAATAAGGATGTCACATGAAGATAAGAGAATACATTTCGCAGAAGTTGCGTGCTTGGAACATTACCGATGCCCAATTGGAAGATATATCGTCAGGTATAGACCTTGACGAAGAATATACGTCTGATAATTCCCAGGTTGTAGGCAAGGCGATGATTTCCGTAATCGAGGAACTTATGCTTGCCCCATATATGAGCAATGTGAATGAAAATGGATTCTCTGTCTCTTGGGACTACTCTAGGATAGGACAATACTATATGTGGCTTTGCCGAAAATATGGTGTTGCTCCGGATAATGAAGTGGTGGCAGCTTTAGGGCTTTCCACTATCACGGATAAGTCTGATATTTGGTAAATGTCTAGGTTATGTTATATTCCCCTCATATATTAAAGAAGAAGTTCGTGAATAAGGTTGTCAACAAGTACAACGAGGTCATTAGCTCTTCTGAGGAATGGAAAGAAATGGGGCGTTGTCGGTGCGATGACAACTCTACCGAGCATTTCACTACCGATAATGGTAGCATATATACACCGAAATATCATATTGTTTGTGACAAGTGCCAGATTTCCGAAGGTGATGAAGTCAAAGTATATTCCGATGATGGAAGTTACCGAGGAGGTGGAAAGGTCTATAATGCCCCTAAGTGCAATTATCTTGGTTATATGAGTATCTATGTCTGATGTTATAAAGGATAAGCTAGACGCTTTCTTTGCGCAGGGAGAAAGGGAAGTTGATGAGTTTCTTGACAGGTTATGTAAAACATCCGTTGAGCTTGATAAGACTAACGGAAACTACCGAAACCGCACAGGTAATCTCAGAAGGTCTAACTATAGTAAAGTACATGACCACACCTTGACCCTTGGCAACAAAGCGGAATATGCGTCAGATGTTTCCTCTAGGGGATATGATGTTATAGATTCGGGTATTCAGTATATCAAGAAAGAAATCGAGGATATGCGATGATAACAGAAATAGATGCAGGTCATGTAATCTATGATGACTTGGAGCTTATGGGAATGGAACGAAGACTGAAAGGACATCTGAAAAAGGGTGGACTTGATGGGGAAGAACCTATGGTCGGTGAGAAGATTCCCGATGATGGCATGATAGTCATCATCCCTAAGCGTATGAGTGCAGACAAGACATATTTCAACGATTGTACTATAGAGGTAAACATATTGCTCAAAGATATAGAGGGCGAGACTAATCCTCAATTGAACGAGCTTTTAAAGAAGGCTATTCAAACCCTGTCCGACAGTGAGGTCGGAAAAGCTGAGGATGTATGGTATCGCTATTCTATCCGCTCCCACGGCATAGAGCAAGAGAGTAGGTTGAGTTGCCATTACGCAAACATTACTATTGATTTTGAAACATTAAACGTAAGATAAGATGAAACCATTTATTGGAATCAAGAGAATTTGGTATGGTGCTCCTCTTACCGAGGCAAATACACCTGCTAAGTTGGCTACATGGTTGAAAACCGCTACAGAGGTTAAGAACAGCCATGAGGGAACATGGGGATATTCTCAGGATGACCCTAGTGTTACCGAGTACAAGAACGAGCTGAACGGACAGGTTTACTATCGTGACAAGACCGATGAGGGTGCTAAGACAATTACATTCTCTATTGGTGTCTTTTCATGGAAGAATAAGGTAGACTTGCAGGGTGGTAAGATGTACAAGGCAACTGGAGAAGAGACTACAACGGAGGCAGATGCAGTAGGTTGGTCTTCTAGCCAAGATTTGGCTAATATCAACAAGTGTATCGTTGCTCAGACCAAGACAGGGAACTACATCGTTTTCTCAAATGCGGCTATCGTTGCCAAGGGTGACCAGCAGGATAAGAATATCACTTTGGGTATTTCTGCCGTTGCTATGGAAAGCGAGATCGATGGTGTGGCTGGCGAGTACCAATGGGAAGGCTCTGCGGTTGTAGAACAAGAATAAGACATAGGCAACAAATGATAGAGGGGGATGGTGTTAATGCCGTTCCCCTTTTTTAATATTCAGAACCATGAGTAAGGCAAGTAAATTAATTACGGATGCAATTCTTGGAGAGGACACCGTAACGATAATCGTGAATGGAAGGGCTTATTACGTTTCACCACCTACAATTATAAAATTGGTCAAGGCGGCTAAATACCTTGATAGTTTCGAAGAGTGCAAGACCTTAGCGGAAGTCTTATGCATGCTTAAGAATTTGGATGATGCTTGCAAGGCGTTGTCCGTATTCATACAAGGCGATGAATCCATTAGTGATGAATTATCTAAAGGAACGCTTGAAGAGGTTGTCAATGGCTTACAAACGGCTTATTCCTTAATCTCTATAAAGGATTTTCAGACGCTATCAATTTTGGCGAAGAGTGCGGCAAGGATGATAGCAAAACCACGACCATAGGTAACGATACACTCTTAGGACAGATTGCATCTTTTATGGATAGTCTGCATTTATCTTACCAAGAAGTCGTGAAAGAGATACCTTATAGAAACTTATTGCTGATGGCAAAAGACAAGCAAAGAGTAGCATGTGGTGATGTAATGTATGAGGTAACGGAAGAAGAGTTTGGAATGAACTTCAAAAAAGGATAAGTTTAAAATAATGCAAATAAAGTATTAAAAGCACTAAAACGCTTGCAAGTTAGCGAAATAATATTTATCTTTGCAAGCGCAGAACAAAAAAGGATAAAATGGCGATTTAAGAAATTGATAAGATATTAGAGACACGAAACCCGATGGACTATACCGAAAGGCAGTCCGAGTCACTATTCCTTTGACTTTGCAATCGGTAGTTTCGTGTTTTTTGTTTAAAATAAGATGCAAGATGTAAGGTTGATATTCGAGATACTGGTTTCCATGTTGCTTTGCGTTTGTCTCATATTGCTTGCTGTAAGTAGATATAGGCAAAAGAAAAAGCGTGAAGAACCGGAGCGAAAGGAAATGGACTTGATAGACTTCTTTTCTTTGGGAGGAGTTGCCTATTATTGGAACAAAGGTGGTAAGCAGCAGAAATGCTACACATACGAAGAATTTCTGAAAATCAAGGCTGACTACGTGGAGCTTTGGTTGAATCAGAATAGATATATTTTTAACTCTCAATTAGATTGCGATGATATATAAAGTATTTGTTTTGTTTCCGACAATAGTAGTATCAGATGGTATTGTTGGTATAGCTTGGCTAGGAAAGGTCTTTGGCTGGCGATATGGAAAGAACAAGAAAAAGAGCAAGAATGTGTCCTTAATGATAGGATATAACACAGGAATGTCTCTTAAGTCGAAAATAGACGATAACGCAGCGGATGATTATTTAAGACGCATTGCCGAAGAAAATAGAATCTAAATTCAAGGGTTAGAGTCCCTTTTTTACAACCATATTACTTGTGGTTATTTTTATACATCGGTTTTTATTAACGATTGTTTTTTATGGTAGATAAATGTATAAAAACGAGCACAAGTTCCCTTATAGATGGACTAAAAAAGATGCTAATTTCACAAAAGACAAAGGTAAGGTGATGTCTTGCTTTTGTTGTGGAGGTGGAAGTTCCTTTGGCTACAAACTAGCTGGCTACGATGTTGTAGCCTGTAATGAGATAGACCCAAAGGTTATGAAGATGTACTTGAAAAATCACGATGTCAAGTACGCTTTCAATTGTGATATTCGTGAGTTGATTACCAATATCAATATGGGGGGGCATATTATGAAAGAAGAGCTTCATAATTTGGATATATTGGATGCTAGTTTCCCTTGTTCGGTATTCAGTATTGCAGGTGACCGCCAAAAGGCTTGGGGAAAGGAAAAAGTATTCCGAGAAGGTCAGAAGGCGCAAAGGCTTGACGATTTGGCTTTCTACTCAATCGACCTCGCTAAAGAACTAAAGCCAAAGGTAGTAGTTTTTGAGAATGTTCAAGGTTTATTACAAGGTGAAGCCATCGAGTACGTAAAGGAGATTTATAGACAGATGAATGATGCCGGATATATCTTGCAGCATTGGCTTCTCAATGCACGTAACATGGGTGTTCCTCAAAACAGACCTAGGGTATTCTTTATTGGGTTACGTAAAGACCTTTGCGAGCCGTTTATGGTTCAAAAGGATTTGTTCGAGCGAGTGCCTAAGATAGATATGGACTTCAACGAGAAAGAAATTGTCTTGGATGAGTTCTCTGACTATTGTGGAAGGCAAATTCCTAAAGGAATGATGAAGTATTGGGAGCATAGAAATGAGAAAGATAATTCTATCGGTGATATTGTCAAGCGGATGGATAATCGTCTTTCTATGTTCAATAATATGTTTCTTAAAAAGAATAAGGTATGCAATACCATATCAGCAATGGAGGATAGACTTGTGTATTATGATAATCCAAGTTATCTTTCAGCACATGATACGATTTTAGCATCAACATTTCCGATGGATTATGACTTTAATGGCATGAAACCTTGGTTTGCTTGCGGAATGTGTGTTCCTCCTGTTATGATGGCTAATGTAGCTACAAGAATCTGGGATTGTTGGTTGTCAAAGATTAAAAAGGAGGAATGCGCATGATAACAGCAAGTATGACTTCGGGTGAGATGCGTAGAGTACGAAACTTAGATGAAACAAGAATCTATGAGTTTCAGATGCGAAAAGCTAATGAGCTTAAACGTGAAATGAGAAAGCAGAACGTACGACAAATAACAAAGACCTTTGAGCTTGCTACACCGAATGCCGATTATCTCATCGTTGTAGGTGTAAAACATGGCGATGTATTCGCTTCCGGTTTGTTCATTTATCTGAAGGAAACCAACGAGTATATTCCTATGAGTAGAAACGAGGGGTATAGCGAAGATTGTTTTGCTATGAGCGTTCATTTTCTGAAGAGATTTGCAGAAAGGTTTTTGAAAAAAGACTTACCGATTGCCAAGATATTGCAAAAGATATATACATCGTTTACAGGTGCAGTTCAGCTCTATAGTGATGACAAGACAAGAAGAGTGGTATTTGCTATTCCGGAAGGGCTTATACTCACAGAATACGAGCAAGAAAAGCATATCATCCACTACAAAACCTTTGTAAGCATGGATATGCTAAAGAAGACACAGAAGCGAAGTTACGAGAAGATAAGTGCATTTCTCATGGAATCTTGTCAGCAAATAGCTAAAGCAAGAGACACCGGAAATGACGAAAGGCTGTGCGTTGTGTACAGAAGGTTTTACAATGATATTGATTTGCTAGATACAAAGGAGGCGCAAGCCATATATTCAAGTTTCTTTGAAAAAGGAGGTAACAATGAAAGATAAAAGTATAACAAGGTTTCTTGGTGATATAAAGCCTATAAAGAATTACGAAAGGTATTATGTTAGCAAGCTGGGACATGTTTTTACTATTGGGAGAACGTCTCAATTAAAGGAAATCGCACCTTGCAAGACACCAAAAGGTTATCTGAAGGTATGGCTTTACAAGAACGGAAAGCGCAAGATGTTTTATATACATCGTTTGGTAGCTCAGGCTTTCTTGGAAAATCCAGAAGCGTTTCCAATGGTGAATCATAAGGATTTCGATAAGACGAATAACGATGTAGACAACTTGGAGTATTGCACCGCAAGATACAATGTGATTTATTCTGCTATAGCAAAGAAAACCTCTTCCGAATACTTGGGTGTGACTTGGAATAAGAGTGTAAGAAAATGGCAAGCGCAGTATCAGATAGGTAAAAAGAAAATATATATAGGTTGCTTTGATACGCAAGAAGAGGCTCATGAAGCTTATGTTAACGCTATAAAAGAGATTTGATATGCTTGAATTTGATAGAATATACAATTCCGACTGCATAGAAGGAATGAAACAAATAGAGAGCGGGAAAGTAGATTTAATTGTTACTGACCCACCATATTGTATCTCCTATAAGACCGGATGGAGAGCAGACGACCATCGTTTCTCTAAGGAAATACTCAATGACGATAATGAGCAATTGATTATTGATTATATGAGCGAATGCTACCGAATTTTGAAGGATGATAGTGCTGCTTATATCTTCTGTAGTGCCAAGACCTTGGACTTTTTTATGCAACAAGCGAGGCACGCAGGGTTTACCATTAAGAATGTGCTCATTTGGCGAAAGAACAACCATACGGCTGGAGATTTAGAGGCGCAATATGGTCAATGTTACGAGCCAATCCTGTATTTGAATAAAGGCAGACGAACCATAAACGGCAAACGTTTGGAGGACGTGTGGGACTTTGATAGAGTTCCATCAGATAAGTTGGTACATCAGAACGAGAAACCAATCCCCTTGCTTATGCAATGCATCTTGAAATCATCGGACGAAGGAGATTTGGTATTTGATGGTTTTATGGGTTCAGCAAGTACTGCTCTGGCTTGTATGCGAACAAACAGGAATTTCCTTGGCTTTGAGTTAGACGGGGAATATTTCAAGGTAGCACAAAAAAGAATCAAAGAAGAAATGTTTAATCAAAAAGATATGTTTGGATATGCTGGAGATAGATAAGATTTATCAAGTTGATTGTCTGGATGGTATGAGCAAGATTGATGACAAGTCCGTCTCACTTATACTCACAGACCCTCCATATGAAATTTCAAGGGATTCCAATTATGCAAAGTCCGCTCCTATTGGTAAAGATACCGATAGATTTCGCATATCTATCGACTTTGGAGACTGGGATAAACAGGAAGCATTTGATATAGGCTCTATGATAAAAGAATCCTACAGGTGCTTGAAAGATGGTGGATATATAGTTTGTTTCTATGATTTGTGGAAGATTGGGGTCGTAAAGGATGCGATGATTAAAGTCGGATTTAAACAAATTAGATTTATAGAATGGATAAAAACAAATCCTGTTCCAATAAATAGTAAGACAAACTATCTCACAAACGCAAGAGAGGTCGCTGTGTGTGGGGTGAAAGGTAAAAATCCTATCTTTAATAGTGAATATGACAATGGAGTATATAGCTTTCCAATCTGTTGTGATAAGGGGAGATTTCATCCTACCCAGAAGCCTGTTAGTCTTTTCAGAAGCATTATAAACAAGCATTCCTGCAAAGGAGATATTGTACTAGACTGCTGTATAGGTAGTGGAACTACGGCTATTGCGTGTATTCAAGAAAATCGTAATTTTATAGGTTTTGAAACTAATAGAGAGTTTTACGATAAAGCAAACAAGAGAATAGAAAATGAATTAATGATAAAGCAAGACAGTTTATTTTGAAATGAAAGTTAGTGGGTGATATGATGGAGCTAAATAGAATTTATCAAGGTGATTGCCGAAAGCTTCTAAAGCAGCTAGACGATGAATGTATAGACCTAGTATGCTCTGATGTTGCTTATCCGGTACAAGCTAGAGGTGGGCGCAGTAGCATGAGTGGATATTGGACGGATTCTCAAACTAGAAAAGGTAAGATATTCAAGAGTAATGACATAGATATTTCGGAGTATATCAACGAACTATATCGAGTACTAAAGGATAAGACTCATTGCTATCTTATGTGTAACGACTATAATCTGATGCACTTTCTAGATGAGATAGGACGGAGTGAGTTTCACTTCACAAAGTGTTTAATATGGGATAAATGCACTAAGGTGTGTGGAACGTATTATATGAATCAAAAGGAGTATATCATTATGCTTCGTAAGGGAGGTGGAAAGCCAATTAATGAGTTTGGCACATCTGACATTCTGAGTGTTCCTATTCCAACCAACAAACGCAGGGATAAAGAAGGATTGATCAATCAGACCGAAAAACCAGTTAAGTTGATGGAGATTCTAATCAGAAACTCAACAAATGTAGGTGATGTTATTCTTGACCCATTTATGGGGAGTGGCACAACAGCAAGAGCTTGCGTAAACCTTGAAAGAAAGTATATAGGCTTTGAAATAGACCAGCGTCAAGTAGATTTTGCCAATAACGAATTAAAGAATATGAGTAGGCAGTTAAGTCTGTTTTGAAACTATGGATATGTGCAAGGTGTTTTGTTGCAATCCTGTTGTAAGAAATGGGAATAAAGAAACAACGGATGCTCTTATAAGAGCTATGAGAGACGAAGCCTTAAAACGAGGGTTGGTACGTGATGAATTGATAGATTTTTGCAACCAATTCATAAGAGAGGGCGAAATCAAAGCTTGTATAGAGCATTTGCTAGATAATTTCAAACGTTATTTTTGGAGGTATCATTGATATGAGAAGAAGAAAGTTGAACAAGTCTCCAGTGCTAGGCTTCTGCGGATTTGTTATCGGTTACGAGTGCAAGGAAAAGGGAATAAAGCTGATGGAGTGCGATAAGGCGCAAGCAGATGCAATCATAGTTCCTCATCACTTTTCACACAAGGTAACGAAGAATAGTTGCTTGAATCTTTTGGTATTGTATAAGGATAAGATAAGGGGCGCAATGCAAATAGGGTATGGAATCCGACCGCACATCAAGACTGAAAAGGGCGAAGTGTTGGATTACCATCAAGTGAGGGAATTTGACAGAATGTGGTTGTCTGATGATATGCCAAAGTTTAGCGAGACGATTTGCCTATCTCTCTTGCATAAGTATATTAGGGCAACACATAAGGAAATCAAGTACCTTATATCTTATGCCGATACGTCCATAGGTAACAAGGGAACTATATATAAAGCTGCAAACTATGAGCATATTGATACCATTAAGGCAGATTTCTATGTGTTACCAAGTGGTGAGCGTGTGCATCCGGTTACGATGTGGCATCGGCACAAGACAAGAGCATGGGAGGTTCTAACGAAGCTATACCCAGGAATAAAAAAGGCAGAAGGGTTTCAACTTAAATTTCTGAAGAAGTTATGAAGAAAAGAAATAAATGTATTCCTCGTCATTTGCATCCAGATCCTGAGCATTGGGTTAGAAAGGGTCAATCTTGGAAGGCGAAGGTAGCTTATGAAAGCGAGGATGATGCTTGGGAGTTTCTAAATCAGAATTCGAAGTTGAAGGCTTCCAGCTGGCATCCTTACTTATGCAAGGTTTGCTCAAAGTGGCATATTGGTAGGTTACATAATTAACGATTATGAAAAAAGAAGATAGACTTAAAATATATCGCAAATACGATGGGCATTGTGCTTATTGCGGCAAGAGTATAGAGTATAAGGATATGCAGGTTGACCATCTTGTTCCGAAAAATCGAGGTTGTTACTCTCGGTGGAGCGACAAGGAGGGAAAATTTGTCGTATTCCATGGCGATGATTCCATGGAGAACTATATGCCATCTTGCAGGTCTTGTAATCTTCGTAAGCGTGATATGAGTTTGGAACAATTTCGTTCAGAGATTACTAGACAGGCTAAAGGATTGCTTAATGGTAAGGCTTCTTTCCAAGTAAAGATGTCGCTTGCTTATGGTTTAATCGAAGAGCACTTTGATAGACAAATTGTGTTCTACTTTGAGAAATTTAAATAGTTGAGAATATGAAGAAGTTTAAGAAGTCGATAGAGATTAGCACTAAGAATATTTCAGACGTTCTTCAAGTGCCAATTGTTACAAGTTTATACAAGACTAAGAATTTTAAAAACCCTTGTCTTGAAGGTCGTAGCGTTCCTTATGATACTATAGCACTGATGTATGTTCATATCGAAGGCTTTGATAGCGATTTTTGTATTAACCAAGGCAACATGCTCGCTCTTGACATTTGTGATACTTGGTATGCCTTTTCAAAAGCAGGGTGGGAGAAACATAAAAACGATGAGGTATGAAGAAGAAAGGATATTACGAATACGACCAGCCCATTTACCCACACTTATTGTGTGTTGGGGTTGGGTTGCAGTTTGAGGATGCAAAGAAAGCATTCTTGAATAATGATGGTACGGATATTGAAAAGTACGATTTTTTAAATGGTGATGGATTTACTTATTACGGACTTCACATAAGAGAAACAAGAAGAAAGTGCGTTCTTGTTTTATTCAGTAGCAGTAAGGCTATGCGTCTGAATGTAATTTGTCATGAGGCTAGTCACGCTTGTGATGCTATCGAGGGTAATATTGAAATGAAACATGGTGGAGAACCATCTGCCTATCTGATAGGTTGGATAGCATCATGTATCAATAAGGCTCGTTTGGGAATTGGAGATTTCGTTGAAATCGTAGATAAGGAAGAAAAATAGCCCAAAGGCAAAATACCATTTGGTGTTTACCCCATCACTATATATAATAATGTAGTGGTGGGGATTTCTTTGTTAACGTCAGCAAATTATTTGTTTATATTATTATAGAGTGTTAAAAGCTATAGGAAATACATTAAATAATTTGCATATTTCGAATATTCTTTGTATCTTTGCATCGTAATTAAGAAATAAAGGTTACTAATTAAAAATGGTGAGACACACCACAAAAACTGTAATAAGAAAATGAAAAAGTTTTTTGAAAACTTATCTGAAAAGTTTAATGATGCGGCTTTTGAGGCGCAGCTTGATGATTTTACTTGCGAGTTTGATGCTATTAACAAACCTGCTGAAATCGTGGTGTCCGTTAAGAGTAGAAAGGTTATCCATTCATATGGAAATATTTCTTCTTATCCATATTACAATGTAGATAAGATTAATATCTATAATGAAGACGGAGAAGACGTGTCTTCAAAATATCCTTTGTTCTGCCAAAGAGTTAAGGATTGCGTGCCTTCTTATAAAGATGTAGAGAATGACTTGATGGAGGCAAATATGAGCGATACCGAGCTTTATTTCGGCTCAGAGGATAATTATTTGCATTACAAGTATGGTAACTAAATGGTTTGGATATGGAGTACGAAAATAAGTTTGTAGGTCTTTCATCTGTAATGAGTCACGACCTTGAAATATTAAGGTATGAACTAGAGTATGGATGGAAATTGGCTCTTATACCAAATGATGTGTGGTACAACTAATTACTTTTAAAATTTCAAATTATGGCAGAATATAAAGTTGAAGTAGATTTGTCGGACTTGTTCGATGATATGACCATCAACGAACAGAAGAACTTTTTAGTAGAAAAGTTCAGTTCCTTACCTATAAACAAGATGGTTGAAGTAGCTGGAGAAATACTGGATAACCTTAATGGCGACCAAGTAGCTAAAGTTATAGAAGACGCTTTCGATAACTTGCATGAGCAAGGTCAAGAGCAAGTAATCAACTATGTGAACGAATAAGGCTATGATGTCCGATAAACAATATAGAGTTGCTCGCAAGGGTGTTGTCGAGCAACTTAAATTAGCTCAGAGACTTCATTGCAAGCACATGGAGCAGAAGTATAAAGTGGCTTTGGAGAAGTTAGAGAAACGCTTCTTAAAGCCGGATGCAGTGGGATGCTTCGATTTGGGCGCAAGGGTATCAAATAGTTATTATCATCTTTAAATGGTTAAGGTTATGGAAAAGAAAGAATATTCTGTTGTCGAATTTATTCAATATCTCAAAGATAAGCCATATATTGAGCTTTATAAAGCTGCTCGTTTAGCTGAGATTTATATGAGAAGAGAAATGAGAGTATTGCGATATTCCCCGTTTTATTTAGATAGAGAATAAATGTATAAAGTATAAAATAAAGGTTATGGCTACAGCAAATTTTGAAATTGGAAATAAAGAGTTTGAGGTACGTTTCATACGAGAATCAGGTTATCCTCCAACAAAGAATGAACGTGGTTCTTCATTGGTTGAGTATGATGTAACTACATACAAAGATAATCAGCCAATGATAAAGAAGTTCAATCAAAAGAGGCGTGTTTATTTTGACCTTGAAGGTAATGTTTATAAGGATAAGCAGAGCAACAAGGTATGGTTCAATCTATATAAAGCAAGCTAATGGTTATGGGAACAAAAGTAGAAGTAAGAACTATTCCTTTGCATGGATTGTTCATCCATCGCAAGCAGGTTTGGCGTTCACTCGGTAAGCTGAGAGCAGAAAGCCATTCTACGACAGCGCAAAAGGTGTTTATGAATGAGCATAATACTGAGGTATCAACTGAGAATGCTGATTTCATTGATGGCTTGAAAGTCACTCCTTATGATGGTGAGCTGCCCAAAATCTCAAAATACGCTGATTGTAGCAAGAGCTATTATCAGCATTGTTTAATTCAAAAAACGATTTAATTATGGTAGAAAAGATTAATATAGTGGAAATTCTAAAGGATAAGCCACAAGGAACTAAGTTATATTCTTCCGCTTGTGGTAAATGCAAGTTAGAAGAAGTAGATGATAAAAGTTTCAAAATATCCTTTTATAATTCAAAGTTCGGTTTTATGAATGGTGGAGAAGGGTATCTTGATAAAAATGGCAAATTGTATGATGATGGAGAGTGTATTATTTTCCCATCAAAGGAAATGCGTGACTGGAGTAAGTTCGCCTGGAAGAAAGGCGATGTGCTTATCAATAGTTGTGGATTTCAGTGCATTTTCAAAGAATGGGCATCTGATGATTATACAAAGTTCAATGGATGCTATTCTAATAGCAAGGATGGTTACGAAGACGTGTCAAATGCAGAAACAGCTAAGTTTGACAAGTTAGATAACAATATTGCCTATGGATATGTCAGAGAGATTGAAAGAAAATTAGGTGGCATACTAAACCTTGAGACTTTGGAGATTGAGAAGACTCAGCCAGAGTTCAAGGATGGAGATATAGTGGTATATGGAGAATCAGTAGCAATATGCCGAAGGTTTTATAAGCATACCCTTAGTTTCTATGTTTCTCTAAATGAAATGTTTGGATTATTGTTTGCCGATGAGGTGGAATCATCTGAAGAGTATAGATTTGCTACAGAAGAAGAGAAACAGCAGCTCTTTGATGCTCTCGAAAAGGAAGGCAAGGCTTGGGATGCTGAGAAGAAACAGATTGTGGATATTAAAAAAGAACTCCAATTCAAACCTTTTGAGAAAGTATTAGTTAGAGACTCTATTTATGATGTGTGGAGAGCAAGTTTCTTTAGTCATATTAAAGAAGATGATGAAAGATATGTAACTACAGGTTTATCTTGGAAATTCTGTATTCCTTACGAAGGCAATGAGCATCTTTTAGGTACGACAGATAATTTTGAATAATACAACTTCCACGACACAGAATGAGCGAAAGTAAGTTAAGGCTTTATGCCCATATACCTTCTTAGCCCCAGCATAATACTGGTCGTGGAGGTCATTATAAAACTTAATAATATGATAGATAAGAAAATAGAAGAAGCCAAGGAAGAAATCTATGAAGATAGATTTCTGTTAAATGGTGAAGAAGTAGTCTTCGACAATGATACTAAAGAGGAAATGTTCTACAAAGAGGACATCAAAGAAGCCATTGGACTAGGTGCTAAGTTGGCTATCAATGAGTTCTTGAAGGACTTATGGCATCCTGCTAGTGAAAAGCCAAGAGAGTTTGCGGAAGTCCTTGCAGAAGCAAAAATAACAGAAAGCATTAAAACCTACATTTCTTTCAAGAGAAATGATGCTCTGTTTAAAAATTGGGATGCTTATAGTTCGGGTGCTAATATTACTCGTTGGTTGTATATTGATGATTTATTACCAAAGGAGGGAGGTGAACAATGATTAAGCCAGTTACTATGTATTCTGTAATATGTGATAGATGCGGAAAAACCTTCATTGATGATAATGGCATTGCGGCTTGGGTGGACGAAGGAACTGCAAAAGAGCAAGCAATGGAAAGCGAATGGGCAGAGATTGGCGATAAGAACTACTGCCCAGACTGCTATGAGTTTGACGATGAACTTGATGAGTATGTTCCTAAAAAGAAAGGAGATAAGAATGAATAGAAATTTAATGAGAATGGCGTTAATAACGGCTATTACGGCAGCTTATGCACAAGATGATATTTTCGGGTGTTCAAGTCCTAGACTTGACGCACCAAGCGGCAACATTCCGTCTGACAAGCAGAAGTGTCAGCCAAAGGCGCAGCATGAGTTCACCATCAAGGGAGTTAAGATCATGGCAGCTTCTAAGAAGGATGCTATAAAGAAGTTTAATCATCGTAAAAAGTAAAGTGTATGGAATTAATTATCAAACCTTTTCATTCATTACCTTGTCGTTTAGAGGTGTTTACAATTAATGGAAAGGGTGCAGACCAAGACGACTTTGGAGACATGCATGACCATGATGCTGACAGCGCAGAGCCTTATGCGTGCGCAGATATGCACTTTGACCCAAAGCCTCCAACAAAGGAAGTGTTAGATGAATACAATTTAACAGAAGGAGAATATTATAACATCTGCAACGAATTGGAGTGCAAACTATGTGTAGGTAGTTGCGGATGGTGTGTTTAACTATTTATCCAAAAAAAGTAAAGCGTATGGATAATAAATTAGAATATATACCAGGTGATTTGGTGATGACAAACGGAGTACCACTAGGTACAGCTAAAGATGTCGTTTACCGAGTAACATCATCAGACCCATCAAAGACTTTGGAGTTGGACGATGGAACGGTTACGAAAGGTGTTGTCTGCTTAGAGAACATTGAAGGTGCGAAATTTGGAGAGAAAGGCTATCTCTTAGGTGACTGCTGTGCTTGGGTTAAGGACATTGTTCCGATTCCTATCACTCAGAAAATTCTATGTAAGAATAAATGGGAAGCAAATGCTATTGACTATGATTATAGCATCAATGACAAGCTATACTTTCGTGCGTTCCCAGCAGAAAGGAAATCAGGCTGTATTGAATTAGAAGTTTATAACAATATTGCTCCATCTGACAGCTGTGACGTATGTCAAGATGATTTTTATCTTGGGGATATTTCATACGTGCATGACTTGCAGCACCTTCTCTTCGGTCTAGGACTTAACTCAGAAATGGAGGTGTAGGCATGTTAAGAGAAGATACTAGAGGAATCTGTCACAGACCGTGTATCTACAATGATAATGATAGATGCGGTATGTGGGATGAACTATCTGTTCCAGATGAAACAGAAAAGTGTGACAATCAAATATAAGTTTAACTCCTTCGGGCATAATTTTAAAGATATGACAAAAGAAGAATTAGAAGCAAAGGTTGCCAAGCAACTAAGCATTATCAATGATGCTAATGATAAGATTTGTTCTTGTGTAAATGATTACATCGAAAGCCTTCCATACAAGGTTGGTGACAAAGTAAGCTGCTCTAGATGTGATGTTTGTTGGATTACAAGTATCGTCCCTAAACGATATTACAGTGGCTATAATGGCGAGATTGATGTAAGAATCAACCCTGCTAAGAAAGATGGCACTCGCTCCAATAGAGAGTTTGTACTATGGAGTATGGAAATTGATAGTATCAAGAAGATTGATTAATCATCCTATAAAGGATATAAATAGATAGAAATATGAATACAGAAAAATTAGAAAGAGCAAATATCTTAGCAAAGAGTTTAATCCCTAAAGTAAATGAACTCTTAAATATTTCTCCAAAATCAATGCGTAGTAGTCTTGCTGATGCTATTTGTGGGCTTTCAGAGTGTGATGAAGAGTTTAAAACAAAATTCAAGCAGCTTCTGAATGAAACAAAACAGAGATTTCAGAAAGAGTTTGATGATATGTAACTAACCACCCTCTCCTTGGTGAAATTAAGATAATAATGAAAAAGCCGTGCTCGAATTAGATTGGTTGGCATTAGGTGTAGCCGTAAAATATCAATTACCGCTTGACAATTCACCTCAGAGCACTCTTAGGTGGAAAAGGCATCAAGCTTTAGTACACTTCGAAGAACGTTAATGAGTGAAAGGCTCATAAAGACTCCAATCCGTTATTATTTTACAACATTAGGGAGAGGGTAAAAAGAAGAGAATATGGCAGAGATTATTTATTTTGGAACAAATGGGTGTTCCGGTCATTATCCTATTGGCATTGACAAAACGCTGACAGGGGCAGAGTATGAGATATGGCGCGAATGCGATAATGAAACTTGGATAAATAATATCCGAAAGAATCCTGGTCGCCATCTCATCAAACATCATGGAGAAGTTTATACTAATTATGGTGTTCCGTTCTCTGTAGATGACGACAGAGGTGGTAGTCATACCGAACTATTTTGGAAAGGCATTCATTCGGAAGAAGAAATTGTCAACTTGATAAAGAATGATTCATTTTTATCAAAACAGTTTAAATTAAATGAGGATAAGTAAAGTTAAATGCAATATGGCACAAGAAGGATGGATATGCCCTAGATGCGGAAAGGTAAACGCACCTTGGGTAATGCAATGTTTCTGTAATAGGAACACTCAGATATTACCTAAAGTCGGTGCTCCTTACTATGAAGGAGACCAAGCAACGTGTAACGCAAAGGAGGATAAGCAATGAGCAAAGAGAATGTCAAAGAGTCTCTTCTAGAAGTTGTTAAAGAGAATAACCTAGAAATACTCAAAATAGACCTATGTAATGATGAAGAATCTTTTGCTAGAGATTATAACCGTTATATGGATGGATATTGTAAGTCTTATACTACTCTAGAGGATTTAGACTTTGAAGTAGATTCTATCTTTCGCCATGATGAAGTTTTAGGTACTGTATACTGTCGAGATAAAAATACTAAAGAACCAGTATGGATAGTGTCTCGTGGCGATGAAGGAGGTTCTTGGTGGGAAGTAAATAGAGTTCCAGAGTTTTACAATAATCAATCTAAAACTAAAGAATGAAGCACTCCTACGAGATTAAAACTATCTATGTTGGTCATAGAGTATATAAAATAGTTAATGGATTCTCAATCCGTGTTAATATTAATGTAAAAGAAATAAATAGAATATGACAAGAGAAGAAGCTAAAGAATTTTATCCTATTATGCAATCTTTTGCAGAAGGAAAAGTAATTGAGTGTAGAGCCAAACCAAGTTTTATAGAAGGTTCAGATGTTCCGAATGATTGGACAGAAATGAAAGAGATTGAGTTTTGGAAAAATATAGAGTATCGCATCAAACCTGAACCAAAGTATCGTCCTTTTGCTAATGCAGAAGAGTGCTGGAATGAAATGCAAAAGCATCAGCCAATTGGGTGGGTGAAATATGCAGATAAATATATTTCTATATCAGCAATAGACTCAAACAATGATTATGAAACTGATTTTGATGATTATACTTTTGCAGACGGACTTCCGTTTGGCGTAAAAGTGGAGGAATAGTTATGACAGAACAAGAATGGGGAAAAGTTCATCTTGGAAGTATAGTCGAGTACAATACAATTAATTGGGCAAGATTACTTTTTGGAGGTCTTATTTATGGCGGTTATCATAATTTCCATAGAACAGAAGTCTTAGGAATACGTGCCGACAAAAAGATATGTTGCAAGTTAGATGGCAAGAAAAAGCCAAGATGGTACAATATTAATGGATTTAGATTAATAGAGGAGGAATAGTTATGACATTTGTAGCAGTCAATAAGAATGAGGACGAAAACATCTTTGAGGCAATGCCTGAAAGATGTTTTGGTTGGCCAATGGGTTCCTACATTCTGTGAGCCACAAGATAGAATATACGATTCTATTAAACTCCCTAAAGGCAGCATCAAGAAGTTCATCGGAAGGGAATTATCTTGGGATGATGAACCGGTAGAATTAAAATAAAAAGGGGTAGTTGCCGCTACCCCACAAATAGGAAATTTAATCGTCAACCCAAAAGGCTAGACAACCTCCGTGCTTAGGACGGATAATCTTACCATCCCTAACAACGTAAGGACGAAAGATTAGACGTTTCCCGTTTGTTTTTGAATCATTTGTCATAATCAAACAATGTTAAGTTCACTACCATTCGATAGCTGGAATACCGCAAAACCTCTAAACTGCGGTACACGAAAAAGCCCCTAAGCGGCAACTAAGGGGCTTTGTAAATCTCATTGCTGTTCCATTGTTTTATTTGTTAATGTTTGGCTAGAGGTTTACCTTAACAGAGTTTGATACTCTAAATGATTCGAGTGCAAAGGTAGTGATTATTTTAATAACAATAACAATAACAAAGTTAATAAAGTAAAAACAACAGTCTATTTAGACTTTATATAAACATATAAATATGAAAATAGAAAATATCAAATTCAAGGCTAAACGTCTTGACGGAAAAGGATGGGTTTGCGGATATTTCTACGAAGAGAATGGTAATACATACATAATCGAAAATCGCCAGAAAGAAAGTATGCTGAACCGAAATATCACTTATCAGGTAGACCCTTTTACCGTCTGCATGTTCACAGGACTGACAGATTGTGAAGGAAATGAGGTTTGGGAAGGTGATGTTGTGGAGCGTGAGATATTTGACTTACGCAAAGGTACAGCAAAAGTAAAAGCAGTAATCGTATATATGGACGGTGCATTTGTTGCTGTGACTAATGGAATACCTTATTCTTTATACAATAAGTATATTAAGGTTGTTTGTAACATATTTGATAAGGAGAAATAATATATGAAGAAACAAATAATCTTAGACGAGCAAGATATTAAAGAGTTCCACGAGGATGCGGAGCATCTACGTTGGCTATATAACAGAATGGTGCGTGAGCATGGTGAAAGCGTTAACTTTGATTACATTCGCCGCTTTGCCAAGATATTCAATAAATTAAAGCAATTATAGCGTATGAAGATTAGATTAGCTAAGAAGATAATGAAGCGTTGCTACGGAAGTCCTCGCTATATAAGGATGATATTGGATGGTTTGAATGTATCGAAAAAACTGCCTAAGATTAAGCAATACTGGGAGCCTAGATGGGCTTTGTATTATGCTAGCAAAGGTGGTGGCTATGGCAGAGTTGACCATCGTATCGTAAAGGCTGAAAAGATTTCTGCAAGATATTCTCGTAAGCTAATGAATTGCCTTGCTAGGTTGGCTGGTAAAAATCCTTTTGATATTAGAGATATATTAGGTAGTTCAAATAAACTAAAAAAATATGATTATGAAACAAGAAATGCAAAAATCAATCTTCAAGATTCAAACAGCAGTCGAAACTCTGACAAGACAGAAAGTTATCGATAAAAATGTGTATGATTTTGTCCATGGAGAAATCAAATCTCTTTCGGAAAGTGTGGAGAATATAGAGGAAGTAAATAACCTAGATGAAACACTCCTTACCTTCATAGATAAGGAGTATGTAAACCAGCATATCAACCTTGCTGATACATCTGTACTTTGCAAAGAGTTGAATAAAAGAAAAGACATTGGTGACGATTTCTTTGTAGTAGCAACAGAGGGAAAATAAGTTAGCTTATGGAAAGATTAACTAAAGTAATGGACAAGTATTTATCAGAAGCAAAGAAGAAGGTTCTTACCCTATCCGTCAGCAAGCAGTGGTTCGATATGATTGTGGCAGGCGAAAAGACCGAGGAGTATCGGGAGATAAAGCCGTATTGGGCATCCCGACTTGTAAACCAGCAAGTCGAAGGCGGCGAAGTGCTTTTTGATGAGTACGGCGGTTATTGTTGTGTGACAGGTGAGCCGGAATACAAGCCATACACCCACGTCCTCTTCATTAACGGCTACCGCAAGGATAGTCCACGAATTGAGAAGGAGATTGAGAGTATCACCATCGGGAAGCCTAAAAAAGGTCTATGTCCCGATAAGTGGCTTGGTACTGAGTTTTTTATTATTAAGTTTAAGTGATATGAAAGTAAAGAATTTACCAAAGAAGATTTACCTCAATATCTGTAGCAATGAAGATGAGGTAGATTACAATGAGCTGAACGGGGTAACGTTCAGTACAGAAAAGATTGGTGTTACCGATTGTGATACGGAAAACGTTCCTTACGTGAATGCTGCATCATTATGGCACGACCTAAAGGAAGAGAAGCCACCATTAAAAAAGTGGGTAATGTTCCGATATAGTGGAGGTGGCGTAAATCCTACAGCTCTTCATTATGGAGCAATGAGTGACGATATATGGGTTGTCACAAGAGGAGACGGAACACAGCGTATCGAAGTTCTGTATGAGTGCTACGATAAGATTGAGTGGCTTGACTTTGATGAACTAAAATAGCGATAGCGTATGACAAACGAGGAATTTTTCAATGCTCATCTAGGTGAGCGAGTTCTTTATAAAGGTAAGGACATTGGGGCATACGTAGCAGGGTATATTGAAGATAAGTATATCATCTTAGGATTTAATGATTATACAGGCTGCATTCTGTACTTCACATCTAAGGTGTATAAAACGCTTGGTGAAACATATAACTCATACCGATTCGCAAAGTTGAAGTATTTGGAAATTGTAAAACATTAACAATATGGGAGAATATAAATATACAAATAAAGAGGAAAGACCCATTCCAAAATATAGGAATGGTGATATTGCTTGGTATATTGATGAATGGTTTGAAGCCCCACAACGCTGTATAGTAAAGGGATGCTGCAACGTATCTTGGTTCGAGGGAAATGAGCTTAACCCTTCTGGCTGGTGGATAGATTACAAATATAAGCCCGACTATTGTGAACGAACTAAACAGCATACAATTAGAGAGGAATCACTTTTTGATACCGAGCAAGAAGCTTTAATTGCATTGTTCGAGCAGTTTAAAGAAAAAGTAAAACGTAAAGTAGAATTCTTTAATAAAGAGTCAAAAAAGCTTGGTATTAAACAAGAGTTGCGATTGCTTTAAAAAGGGTAGGGGAAGTTATTCTTCCCCTATCTCTTTTAAACCCAAATCTATTAATAGCTTATCCAATATCTCATTCACGTCATTACGGAAACTTCGGTAAGTAACATAATAGAAACTGATGTTTTTGTAATCATGGCTTACATTAGAACATGTACACCCCAAAACCTTAGCGATTTTTTCTCTTAACCCTCTTCTCATTTTAGAACCGCCAAGGGCACTAGGAGAATAAAGATAAAGAATAACAAAGATAAATTGCTTGCGTACCATTGTGGAATTTCGTCCGGCATGATAGCTCATAAACTTATCGTAAATATTGCCTACTTGCGATAAATCTTGCATCAATGGAATGGAAAGACTTATTTCTTCCTTGGATAAGATGGCCTTAGTTTCTCTAATCCATTTTATGCGTTCCATGATTTTCTTTAGATTCGTTTCAATGTCTGGTTCTTTCATTCTTTTCTATTTTTAATCCAACATTTCATAGACGAAGTTAACCTCGTCTGCATCTATTTGTTTCCTAAACTTTTCTATGTTAGAAACTATCAACGAGCAGTGCTCAAACGAACTCTGCCCATTGATAACTTTTTCTATTCTTGTTATTCGGTATCTCATTTTATTTCGATAAGTGTTAAAATACAATACCCCAATAAATCTTTATAGCTGTCTAGGACAGGCTCTTCTTTAGCATCCTCGTTCAAAGTCAGCAAAGAGCAAATACGATTAATCTTCTCTTGCAAATGACCGAAGGCATACGGATAACCATCTTTAGCAAAACATTCCGAAAATGCGTTTCCATACCGCTTATTTTTGGTTTTGAACAATTCGATTTGCGATTCGATGATGTCGTTATAATCTGAAACAATATACCAAGAGAGCGTAAGCAAGGCTTCCATCGCCATTACGCTGATATGGCTTCGTAAGGTTTCTTTGTCTTTAGAAGATGCTCGTATCTCATACATAAGACGAAGGAAATTGGCTGCGCTTGAAAATAATCCGAGCTTTCCGAAGTCCTCCCTTAGAGATGATACGAAAGCAGCATTATCCTTGCATTCAATCATGTCTGCCAAATGTCTAATCTCAAAGATATACTTGTTAGCATATTCGCAACATTCATTATTATTTTGTTCCACCATGTCCGTATCCTCCTCCACGATTATTTTCCATATTCAACTCTCCAAGTATGCAATCTGGATTTTCTACCTTGCGGAATGCACCCTGGCAAACACGAGTACCTTTCTTGACTACGAAAACATAATATTCGTAATCTGAATCTAGTTTGAATTTGCTATCCTTTGTCGGCATATAACGGTCGGAATTAACTCTATAAAGCGCACCAATATCGTTTCTATAGTCTTCATCGACCAGACCTAGACAAATATCAATGTCCGCTCTAACATTAGTCATGTAACCAACTTGTGTTTCGTTCTTGCCAATAAAGGCCACATCAACTTCCATACCTTTGTCAGTAAAGCCAGAACGTGAACGAATATCCAAGCCAACGCCTTTAGGAAGTTCAATTCCTAAATGTAGGTTGATATGACCTCTACCCATTTTCACCCAAGGCATATTCAACACTACATCTTGTGGACAGTAAAAATCAACTGCCGCTGCATTACCTTCCTTATAAGGAACACTACCACCTCGCAAGTCAAGTACATAAGCCTTGCCTTGTGCAACTAACTTTTTTATTAACTCCTTATCCATTGTATATAAAGCCTAAATCATTTAAAGTTCTACAATTCTTAACCAGTCCTTTTGCCCATAAATTGCGCAACTCAGGTAACGGGTCTTTTCCGTACCTATTCTTTATGGTTGCTAAGGTCAAGATTTCCGGTTTAATATGTTTATCTCTTTTCTGTTGCCTCAGCTCCTTCAGAATATTCTCTAAGTCCTCCATTGACGAAATTCTCCATTGTTATATTGTCAACCCCGAATTTATCAGCCAGATCATCGTTCCCAATAATCAGCCAATTAGATTTGTCTTTGAGAAACTCTATACTCTCGGTGCTTTTTGCAGCATCAACAAAAGTATCATCAATATTATCAGTAGAGCAATATGGAACTACCGCATTAACTGTATACATAGCAATTTCGTATGAAATAACCGAAACCATTTTCTTGAATGTTATATCGCTTGAATACATTACTTGGTTCTTGTCATATCCTAAGATGTTGACACGGACTATATTATTATCTGCTTGCAACGCTCTAAAGAAATCGTGCTTTAGCTGAAAATCCGTAATATCTACAGGATGCTCGTTACCCGATGGAATACTTATAATATCCAACAGGCTTACAAAAATAACTTTTTTATTCATTGTCTTCATCTGTTAATAATTTATCTATTGTTTTTTCTAATTCGTCTAATCTTAGAGTATAATCCTCTTCGTAAACGCATGTCAATGTAGAAATAAAGAACTTATCATTATCTGTTCTCAATTCAATCTCCATGTATTCCTCGTAATAGCTATCATATTTAATTGCTATCGAAAAGGAGTTCATGTAATTTGGGTTAAACCTCCTCTGCAAGGCTTGTGCTCTCGTAAACGCATCATTGAATTCGTTTGTCATGGTTCAATCTTTTGTGTAAGCATTTCTCTGTTCTTTGCCATTGCATCATGGAAGCCTATATCGTATCTGTCGGTCTGCTCCAGCTCATAGTTCCGCTTTATAAGTTCACTTGTCTGATACGAACTCTTTGCTAGTTGAATTTTAAAATAGATAAACTCAACAAACATAACCATAAAGCAGATAGCAAAGCCTATTATTACTGCTGCCTTTGTATTCTCCTTACAGAACCTTACAATACACTTAGCAAGCCAGCATGTTGTACTAACTATGCCTACAAGTACAAGGTAAGGAATTCGTAAAAGAACCTTGCATAACATACCCATAGTACTCTTCGTATAAGATGCGAAATCCGTACTTGTAAGAACTAACTTTAACTTCTTCATATTTTAGCCTATTTAATGTTTATCAAAAGTCTTTTGTTAACGAACCACAACAAATCAATACCATTCATCATGCAATATCCGCAAAGCATGCCAATCAAGATTATTATCTTCTTGAACACTCGGTAATGTGTCATCTCAATCTTCAGCATAGACATCATCAAGTCTTCAAAGGAACGGTCTCTCATTGAATCTGGGTCTAGCCTCAACGATTTGACATTCATCTTGTACTTATTGGCCATTGAGAATAATATAATAGCAAACTCTGCTAATTTGTCCTCTAGAGTTCCGGCAACGAGTTTAGAATATATTTCTATCGTACCACGTCCATTAACATTTTCATATTCCCAACGTTTGGCGTTGAAACGACCTTCGTATTTGCGCATTTCTACAATAGCGTCAATTACGTTGAATGTTTCTGCTCTTTGGGTCTGGCTAGCAACATCAAAGTTGCAAGCCTCTATAATCTGTTCTATTTCTGCTATCTCCATTTTATACTATTGAATCTAAGTCAAAATCATTAGAAGGAATGAAAGCCACATGGTCTTTCTCCCTTGTCATCGTTTTCTCTCCTGTTCGCACGCAATTAATTTGCTTGGGATTTTTATGTCGTACCACAAATGTTCCAAAGCTGCGTATCATAACACGGTCTCTGTTGCGCAACGATTGCTTTGTGAGGTCTATGAAATAATTCACAATGGCTTGAACATCATCCTTGCGGAACTTTTTGCCATTTACATCTCTAAGGTTCTTAATGATTGCCTTGACAATTTCTTCTTTTTTCATATTCTCTAAGTTTTTTATTCCCTAAACTTCTAATCAAGTCGTATGGGTCTATACCATATTTCTTAACGAAACATTCTCTTAGCTTGCATATAGCCTTAAAATCTGCATTTGTTGTATTCTTGACTATCATATAAGCTGAGTCTAATCTAACATCAGCTTTAGGAGCTTTTACCCGAAAAATCTTGTTGCCTTTCTCGTCTTCGATAAGTTCTATATTAACTTCCTCGCCCTTAGCTTTTTTTCTTGCCGCCCATTCTTCATAAGTGATGGCATTTTGCTTGATAGCCTCATCTTCTTTAGCCTCTTTCTCTTTCTGTATATTTGCCTCTACTGCTTTTATGGCATCTATACGATGGGAACAGAAAGTATTCAAGCTCTTTGTTATAACTTGCGGATTTGGCTTCTTGTAGAATTTCTCAAACTTTCCGGCAATAAACATCTTGAAGAAAGTAATCAGCTCGTTCAGATTAAGGAAATAATACTCATCCTTTATAGCATTTGCAGTCATTATCTTGATATTGTCAGTAGCCTCATTATTTACAAAGCCACAAATACCATAGACATCAGAAACCCATGCTACAAGCCATGTTATTGCACTTCCTTCTCCATAACACAAGTCAAGATAGGTAAGTGTTGGTGCGTTGCTTTTAAAAGCTTTCCCGATTGGCATCTTACTACCTACTTGGCTTGATGGAGAGAAAGACATTAGAACGTTATCGAATGTTCCGTACTCATTGAATATTCGTTGCTTTTCTCTGTTGATTGAGGCGCTGTACGAGGTCGGCTGATTCTTGGTAATAGCCTTGCTCTGCGTCTTTATTAGTCCCTTGCTTTCTATCATCATAATTTCCTTCCAATACTTTAACAAAATTATTTGGTCTCATAATCCAATCAAAACTCGCCATCCATCCATTACTACCATTAAGGAATGAAGATGCTGCCGCCTTGTCAATCATCAACTTCATCTGCTCACTCCCATATTCTTTAAGCCGTGAATTAATCATTGACTTTCTCTTCGAAGTCAGGGCATGAACAAGAGGCATTCCTCTTCCAACGATAACCTTATTGAAATATTCGCAAACCTTCTTTGCTTTATCATCCACTTGTTGTACACTAGGGACGTTGTTCAATGCTATTCGTTCAGGTTCGTTCTTGTGTGGTTTAGATTCTTCACCTTCAGCAAATTCTATATTGTCTTCATGCTTCCAAATAAAGACTTTTCCGCTACCGATAGATAACATTTGTTTCTCAAATAGCCCCTCAATAGCTTTTTTTACCTTTGCCACCGACATACCTATCTTATTCGATAATTCCTTGTTGCTCCCATATACATATCCGTCTTTGTCAGCATTAAATGACAGACGTACGAAAGCGACCAATTCATCTGCATCCAAGCTACACGCTTTTTCGTCTAATTTTACTATCATATCTTAAAAGAATGTATTTGTTAATTGTTTATTTCCACTCATTATTACCCACTTTCCTTTGCCGTTTAGGTCTAGCAATTTCAAGTCTTCAACTTTCCCGAACCTCTCATAAGTACCGCAGAGGTCAACAAACCAAGGTTGTTTCCCTTTTGATAGTCTAAGAAGTCTTCCTACGACTTGATAGTATTGCGCTAATGAACGTGTTGGCTTTGCATACACGACCGTATCTAACTCCGGATAGTCAAAACCTACGACCAATATTTGACTATTTACCAATACCTTAGTCTGACCATTACGGAAACGCTCGATGATTGCTTCACGTTCTTTCGGTGGTGTCTCGCCACAGACCATTTCGCAGTTAGGTATGGAATATGTCAGTTTCTGAGCCTCCTTAACGAACTTCGTAAAAACCAAGATGCCTTTACGCTGTCCACCTCGTTTAGGATTAAGCAATCTTTTAACAACACTAACTAGCCATCCGTACAAATCTACACGTTCATATTCTTGCTTGACACTTTGGTCAGTGTAATCACGGCAAGTTGAATTGAGCTGCAAGTTTCCTTCGTTCCATTGTGGTGGTGGGCATGTGTAATAGTTCGGAAGACAGATATATCCGTTTTTTGCCATATCCTCAACTTGAACATAGTAGATAAGCTCCTTGAAAATCTTGTCTCTACTTCTTGTCAGAAACTTCAGTATGCTACCATAGTTCTGATAGGAATACAGACGGAAAGGTGTTGCGGTTAAACCTATGACCTTGCTCTTTAATTTATCAAGAAACTCCTTATACATGCCGGATTCAGGTTTCACTAAATGAACCTCATCAATCAATATGTACTTGAAGTCAGTAAACAATTCGGGATGTCCTTTCACGCTACCAATTGTAGCAAAAGTAACATCGCTGATCTCTTTTGATTTAAAGCTAGCGGAATAGATGCTGGCATTATCAAATCCATAAGAACAATACTTCTTGTAGTTTTGTTCCAAAATTTCCTTAGTAGGAGAAAATACAAGCACTTTATCTTTGAGCCTAGCAGCTATATCTGCCAAAATCAATGATTTTCCCGATGCAGTAGGGAGCACTTCCAGAGCGTTCCAGTTTTTCTTCTTATCCAAGAAAAACTCAACCGCCTTCTTGCTTGCCTCTTCTTGATATGGTCTTAATTTAAACTTCATTTCACAAATAATATGAAATCACTTTTGTTACTATATAGGAATGCACAAGTCTTATGCATAACAAAAGCCAATAGAAAAATGACCTTACAGTTTTTATGGTGTGTCTCACCAAGACGATTGCAAAGGTACGAAGAATAATTTAACAATGCAAATAAATTAGTGTCTATTGTTGTAGCTATAACATTATTTAAACCTTATTGATTATCTTTTTCTTCATTCATTTTCAGAATTAGAGCCGCATAGTATTTATAGAGTTCCTGTAATTCAAACACCGACCAATTCTTTGCTTGATGCTTCATTACTTCCAGTAAATCGACTTGTTGTTCTCCGAGCCGCTTTACTTCTTCCATATCTAAAGGAACGTGAGGATGCTTTTGCAAATAAGCCAATCTTCCAAGCTTCATTACTAAATTCTTTCTATAACCGATAAGATGGTCAGAAGAGAATCTGTTGCATCGTTTGCATTCCGCATTCTGATTACGTGTATCAAAGCGCAAACTCATATGAGTTCGTCCGCAATAATGCCCATTGTCGGCTTGGTCGATTGGCAATATTCGTCCACAACTGATACATCTGAAGTACTTATAGTGAAACTCTCTAGAGTCTCTCATGCGGATATAAACCGACATAAGCCTATCTAGCTTGTCAACCCACTTTTGCTTCTCGCTCCTTTGGTGTTTAGGCTTCTTTCCTCCTTTGTTAAATCTATCATAATATCCCATAACTTTATTCTTTGTTAAATCTAGAATCGTATTTCCATCTAAAATCACCACAATAGTAGCCTTTTACGCAAGCCCTCGTAATGTTCCTACGGATAAGTCCTAGTTTCCTTGCAGCATCAGCTGCCGATTTATACCAATGAACCTGCTCTCCATATTCGTCAATAGCTATTACTGGTCTTGAATTCCATCCGGCTAATTTCGGATTTCCTTTTCCTTGGTATGTTTCCAAATTTTTGCGCATAGCATCTTGCTTCTCCTTCGGTATACCCATTTCATTCCAAGATATGCCTTTATTCCAAGGCTTGTGCCCTTTAGGAAAATACCCATGATGTTTTACATTAGGTGGAATATATAATTCGTAATTTCCTTTGCTCTGAATATTTTCTAAAATATAATCTCTTTCCATAGTTGCTGCTGTGGGGGTCGATTGACATACTCACTCGCTACTTGCAAGGAATTGTTGGGTGACTAACGTGGCTGCGCCCTTGCGAGTGCTTGGGTGACTTGCTACCACTCCCCAATTCGGCAATGCCCTGCCGAAGTATATTCTCAGCTGCAAAGAGGTCTCTAGGATGAACAGCACCACAACTAGGACAAGTCCAAATCCTATCACCCAATGACAGCCTATCATTCTTATAACCACAGGTGCAAAGGCGGCTCGATGGAAAGAAGCGGTCTATCTTATGAACCTGAACGCCATACTTCTTCGCAACGTGCTCCAACTTCACAACGAAATCACCATGAGCCAAGTCAGACATCTTTCGTCCCCAATTACGCTTCATTCCCTCCAAGTTCAAATCCTCCAAGCAAATCAAGTCATAACGCTTGCACAACTCATGCGCTAACTTCCATTGGAAATCGGAACGCTTGTTCACAATATCCCGATACAATCGCTCCAATTCCATCTTCTTGCGCTTGCGGTTGTTGCTGCCCTTCTTACACTTCGAGAGGTTGCGAGACCTGCGCCTAAGCTCCTGTAAGTCAGCTTTAAGGAACTGGGGATTGTCAATCTCACGCCCATCACTCAAAGTCATGTACTTCTTCAAACCAAAGTCGATGCCCACGGATGCACCATTGCGTGACTTTCCGTAAGGCTCGGCTTGCTTGTCCAAGCAAAGGACAATGAAGTATTCGCCCAGCTTGTTGCGCTTGACAGTTACCCTCTTTACCTTGCCAACGTAGGGACGGCTCAAAGAGAATTTGAAAGACTTCTTTATCTTGTTTATCGTCAACACGTTTCCACTGAAGGAATAGCCATTATCCATAAAGACGAACGAACTAAATTCAACCATCTTTTTGAACTTAGGTGGACGCTTTGCATCATGTTTAAAGAAACGCTTGTAAGTTACATCTAATCTATCCAAGATTTCCCTCACGGTATGACTATTAAGCAAAGCTGGCTTATATCGCTTAGAGAAATGCTTAAACATCGTAAATTTTGGAATGTACTTGCGGTACAGCTTATAGTACCTCTTCTGCAAGGCTAGCGCATGATTCCAAACATAGCAAGCCTCTCGGAGCATCTTATCCAAATGCTTCGTCTTCTTTGTCCTATATAGCTTGTACTTGTATGAAATCATATCCCTTAATTTTAAACACTTTAAGCAATTCTGCTCTTATTTTTTTCTATTTATCTTTATGCAGGAATACATCCATGATTGATGTTTCCTTAAGGCTTGTAATATTGTAATCAATCATAGTCTTACCCATAATCTCATCTACATTCTTACGAGCCTTCTCAATGGTATCACCCTGCACAAGATAACGAACCTTGGTCTTCCTCTCCTTGCCAGATTTTTCGTCAATAGTAATCATGTTAATACTGCAATCGTAGTATTTATCCTCACTATCTATCTCTGAAAGGAACAACTCAGAGAAACCTGCTTTCTTCATAGTGACAATCTCCATATCACCATTTGTGTATACCGCCATTTCTTCTGTAGTCTTAGCCTCGCATTCTGACCATGACAAGGCATCTACAACATATTGCTCTGTAGTTTTAGCGTTCGTTCCGTCTTCTAGAGTTTTCTCATAACGAACACCTACGATAAAATACTTTCCTGTTAATGATTTCATATTCTTTCTTTTTATGTTAGAGAATGTGGTATCGGTGAGGCTTGAACTCACGACCTAATGTTTAGGAAACATTTGCTCTATCCAACTGAGCTACGACACCAAGCATCCTATAAAAACTCTTTATTTAATTCTGCTTGCCTCTCCACCTGCGTCTGCCATACCATATAAGCATGGTCTTGTGGAGTAGGTATGTATAATCCTCTTTCCATAGAGCAATGATGAAGCCATCGGTCTATACATAAAGACATTTCTTCTTTGTCAAGGTCTGGTATGTGCCTCCAATATTGGAAGGCCTTGCCTTGTTTATTCTCACGCTCCCTAAGAAAAACATCCTTATTTACACGTTTGAACTCTTGTTCGATATAGTCCTTAGTATATCCTTCTTCGATAGCTACGTAAGTGATTGTTACCCACAGATAAGCATTCTGCTGGATTGTCCTAGATTGTTGCCTCTCTTTAAGGTCAACAACAAAGAACTTCTCATTATAATAATCACCTTGTAGTTTCTTGGCTTTGGTTATCATAGCCCTGGTTCGTTCCTCGAACTTTTCAAGCTCGACCGGATTCAACATATTATATACCATCTTTCTTTAATGAAAGGTGGAGAAAATTAATTCTCCACCATAATAAGTTTAAAATGGCGCATCAGATGTGTTAGTGCCACTCGGCTGTGCTGGTGGAATTGGTGCTGTACCTGCGGCTGGAGCTTGTGGTGGAAAAGGATTGTTAGCGGCAGCTTGCATGCCACCTTGTGGCGCATTGTTCTGTGCTTCAATCTTTTGCATCTTGTAGCCACGAACAGATGTAAACCAGTCTGTTGTGCCATCCTTCTTTGTTCCTTGATATGATTCAACGTCAAAGAATACTTCAGCAATATCCCCGACATTAAAACCATCCGGTACATGTACATTCTTACCACTGAATTCAAAGATGATGCGCTTTTCGTAGCCACGTTCACCTGTCAAACCATCGAAACGTGTTGCATCAAGCATCAAACGTCTCTTTTCAAATGGTTCTTTACCTTGTCTCTGAATAGATTGAATGCCTTCGATAGCAACAATCTTACCTTTATAACTATTAGCCATAACTTAAAATATTTAATAAAACAATAAATTATCCAACTCTGTTCAAGGTCAAACTAGGCTTTACCTTAGTTACCTTTTTATACTTTTTCAATAGATGGTTGTAAGCTTCTTCGTCATCCGCATCAAAAGCCTTCGTATCTAACGTAACCCTCTCAGAAGCAGACTTCAAGGAATAAGTGTAAATTGAAGTTTTATAAGATGTGAGGTTGTCATTTGACATACCATCAAAGATAGCTGCCTTCAACTCCTTTTCCTGTTCTTGCAATTTAGCAATGCGCTCTTGAACGTCCCTGAGTGCGATTTCGTTATCTATAATGTAATAAGGTGTTTTTGTATCATCATTATACAAACGACCTTCTTTCTCGCATCGGAACAATTCTTTAACATCACTAGCAGGTCTTGGCTTGCCTAATGGGATGAGTTTACAGATTGTTCCACGCTTCTCGTCATCACGCAACCACATACAACATATACGTGTAACCTTCAGATGAGGATTCAATGTTTCGAAACCGAACTTATACATCGAGTTCTGCCAACGCACATACTCCTTATTAACGGAATAAGTACCCTTAATATCCCAAATCTCAACCTCATCGTCCGGTGCATCATCCTTGTGCATCACCAAGTCGATTGCACTTGCATGGTCTTCTCCGATTCGAAGGACATATTCGCTACCTATAATCTCATATCCATTCTTCTTGATATAAGCGACAAAATCCTTGACACTCTCTGAGGCTGGCTCAATACCCAATGAAGCAAACAACTCTACCTGCTCATGGATAATAGTGCCTTTTTCGGCAGCTTTCTTCAATACCTCTTCGCTTACGTTAGAGTACATATTGGGAAATACATACTGATGAAGCATACCTGTAATGCCACTTAATTCACGACCATCATAAAAGTATTGATGTGTGGAGTCCTCATAAAGAACTCCACTGTTATTCAATTGTATCATACTAATCTTGATTTAAATTGTGTCAACTTAGCTAAGAACTCTGCATTCTTTTGATATTCGGGATAAGCATCATAAACTGCTTTTAAATCCTTCTTGCTCTGTGCGAGTTCCATCTTTCGTAATGCACATTTGCGTTTAAACTCTTCGGACTTCTGAAGGTCTGGGAATCCGTTCCAAACTCTATCTACGTCCTCCCAAATTTGAGCCTGTTGCAATTGTGGATAAGCATATTGTTTTTGCTCATTAAGATTTTCGTCTTTTTCTTCCTCGCTCTTTGGGGCTGGTTCAGAGTAACCATATACTTCTTTCTGCTCATTCATCCATTCAAGAACTTCTTGTTCTGTCATGCCGCAATACCAACGCACAATGTTATTCTCATCTTGAATAATAAGTTTGGCAATACATCTGTTTGTATAACCTACATATCCAACATGGAAAATTGTCTTCAACTTTCCGCTTTGAGAATATTCGGTTTTTCGGTTGAGGTTGATGAATATCTTTTTGGGAGCAGTATACAATTCTCGACCGATACCTAAACAAGAGCATGCACGCTTGAAAGAATCACTTGCTTGACCTTTAACGGCTTCAGTGTTACTTGGCGTACCAACATCTTGCTTATCTATCCAACCGATGCCTTCTTTATAAACGGAAACCGTACAAAAGAGGTTCTGACCGATAAGCTCATGTTTACGTTTCCAACCATAGATGCCGAACTTCTCATCTAATCGTCTCATGTCACATCTTGCGTCCTTGTAAAGCAACAAGGAACACCAGTCCGGTGACTTCTGATTACCACCTTGACCGACACGGACTTCTATCTCATCCGCATCAAGGAGGCGAAACTCATAATCCTTAATTTCTTCGCTCTGCCCTTCTACAGGCTTCGCTGCCTTATTCTCTGCCATAGTCGTATATTTTAAATAATCATTTTCTTTATCTGACAAGAAACAACAAGTTCATTGATTTCTTTGAGAGAATAATATCTAGGTGAGTTCTTACTATCACCTACATATTCTTTCATTAACCTATTCTTGACCCATTTGTCAATCATCTGCTTTTCGAATCCTTTTGATGCGAGATAGCATTCGGCATCCTTTCTGCGTATCCTGTCGGAACGCAACCCCATTTCAAATTGGGCATCCAGCCGTCCCGCTTGAAATGCGACTGATACTAATTGCTTAATCTCGCTTAATGACATATTCTTTCTACAGTTTTTATGGTGTGTCTCACCTTTTTATGTAATATTACAAAAAATATATTAAATTTCTTGCAAGTTACGATATATTTATGTATATTTGCAACATATTTAATGTTTTCGAGTGCAAAGATAAGAAAAGTATTGCAAACATGCAAATAAAATAGTGCTTAAATATACTATATTAACCTTTATTATCTTTAAGCTCTAAATGTTTACATAAATTAAGTTACACATGCGCTTACTGCGTATTAAATTTTAGGTTATGAATAGTGCATACGAAAGACTGAAGGCTGTAATCATTGCTTTGGGTTACACTTCAAATGAAAAATTCGAGGATACCGTTGGCTTAGGACATGGCTTCGTCAGCCGTATAACTAATCGTGTATCTTCCAAAAGCTTGCAAGCTATAACGAGAAAATTTCCGCAGGTAAATCCAAGTTATATTAGGACGGGAATGGGGGAAATGTTCATCTCTTCACCTATAAAGGTAAGCGAAAACGAAAACGCAAAGACTAGACTGCGTGAGTATCTTAAATATAAAGGAATTACCAAACGAGAATTTTGCGACAAAGCTGACGTGGCCTCTAACTTTCCTATCATAGGGAAGAATGGTGTATTCACGGCAAGAGTATCTTATAGAGTGAATTCTAAATTCCCAGATCTTAATATGGATTGGCTAGCTAATGGAGCTGGAGAAATGTTGCAGCCGGAGGCTAATATTGAGAAATTCAACAACTACAAAAGCAGAATAGCGCCATTCTGTACAGAGATGGGAATTAGTACTACATTCTTCTTGCGGAAATGTAAGAGCTATACCAGTGCAATTAGCAGATTGCCGGATATGCCTAGCGAGACTTTCTTGAAGAATATCTCTTTGGCTTACCCTCAGCTAAATCTGAATTGGCTTAAGACCGGAGAAGGAAAGATGTTTAACGATGACATCAAATCGAATATCAATTCAAGCGTCAGCTTTGTTCCTCTTGTTCCACAGATGGCTTATGCTGGTTATCTCAGCGGATATGCAGATGATGTATATATATCATCGCTCCCAACAATCCCTATTGTAAAGGAAGATAAAGAAAAGTACGTAGCATTCGAGGTAAGCGGTGATTCTATGGATGATGGCTCGTCTAGAGCTTATCAGAATGGAGACATCGTTATATGTAAAGTCTGCCCTGACTACATGGTAAAGAGCAATGGACTTCATATAGACGGAAAGGAATATATCATAGTTCATAAAGAAGGTATTCTGTTGAAGCGAATCATTGACTTGGATATGAATAATGGAAAGCTTATATTGCGTTCCTTTAATCCTACTTATCGTGATTTAGAGTTGGATTTAGCAGATGTGAAGCAGCTCTTAGTTGTGGAATATCAGCAGAAAAGGAAATGA